TCAGGGCGATGGTGCGCCCGGATTATTGGAAGGCCAGCCCGGAGGAGACGGCGGCGGCGGGCCATCGCGCCAGCGGCGTGCCCAGCGGATCATCGCATCGCAGATCGTCATGCCGACAAGCCCCAGGCAGAACCCGACGCTGCCCTCGATGTCCCCGGTCGGGTAGGACCAGAGGTCGAGCCACTTGCGGATGATCGGCATTGCGGCCGGGGTGGCATAGCCTGCGGTCAGGCCGCCGACGATCGCAGAGGTGACGCGCTGTGTCAGGGTGAAGCCCGGCGCGATCATGCCGCGGACCAAGCCGCCGGCAACGCCAGAGACCACGTTCACGATTTTCACGCCGACGAGGTGGTGAAGCCAATCGGGGGGCGGCATATCGGACATCAACGCTTCACCGCCTTCGTTCCGACCGTGTCGATCGCCTTGCCGATGATCTGTCCTGCGGTCGGCGCCGTCGCATTCGTCACGATCTGCCGCATGGCATCGCCGCTGCGCTTGGAACCCGACGAAGAGCCCAGCCAGAAATTGTTGCTCATGGTGTAGGCGCCGATGCCGAAGCCGACGATGATGCCGTCCTCACGAAGCCAGTCCATGGCGACGCCCAGGATGACACCGACCGCCATCAGCCAGTTGAACACCGTCTGCGCCGTCGGCATCGCTGCGGTCCATGATCCGGCATCGACGGCATGGTTCTGCATCTCGCGCGCATCCTGCACATCGGCAAGGCGCGCGTTCAGGTCGGCGAGATCGTCCGCCGCCTTGGACGATTCCACCGCCTGGATTTTCGCGGCGGCATCGGGATCGGCGGCGATAGCAGCGCTCACGGCTTCCGGCGTCGGGTCGGTGCCAAACTGCTTCGCGAGCTCGCCCAGGATGGTGCCCGCGACCGCGCCGCCCGCCGGTCCGCCCAGCGCCGTGCCAATGACCGTGCCGCCGAACTTCAGCAGCGTGCCGGAGAGTGAGGTGAGGTCCATGTCAGGGCTCCTTATCGGCCGTGCAGCGTGATTTGTGGAGACGGATTTCAACCTCCGTCATCGGCACGATGAGGTCATGGCGCTCAATTGAGCGGACACCATCGTCGGATGGGTGCGGGTCGAAGACCATGACGCCGTTTTTGCAAACGACGGCGTGCCAGAAATCACCGCGCGGGCTCGGGCCGCATCCGCTCGAATAAGCGCCCTTGAGCCGATCATCCCCCGGCTGTGCTTGAACGATCTTGAGGCCCCGGTCAGCCAGCCAGAGGCCGATCGCTTTCCAAAACCCCTGCTTCCGCACTTCGTCACCGGCAGTGTCAATGACCTGATCAAGAGGCAGATCAAGGAGCGAGGCCAGCACAGCGGATTGGCAGTTGCCTCGCCCGTCCGGGTTGTCGGCGACGAATATCGTCTGTCGTGTCGGAGTCACGGTCAGGGCTCCTTGGAGAACAGGCGGGAGAGGACGCCGCCCCACCACGACCGCTCGCTTGCCGGCGCCTCGACCTTGCCGTCATGGCGGGCGGGCTCTGGCGCGGGCACTGGCGGCTTCGCGGAGGTCGGCGCGGCGATGACGGGCGCGGGGGTAGGAACGGGCTTGGCGGGCTCTGTAGGGGCCTTGCCATAGCCGGCGCCGACGAGAGCCGCCTGAAACTCCTTGGCGTAGGTGGCGATCATGCTCGCCTTGTCCGTGCCGTTGATGATGCGCCGGGCGTTGACGTAGTCAGGCGGGCTCTTGGCGAGATAGTCGCGGCAGGATTTCCCCGTGTAAGCGCCGGTCGACATCCCCCAGATCAGCACCTTGGCGGCGATCGTCGGCTCCTCGACCTTGCCAGGCTCTTTCAGCAGATCGAGCCCAAGAGCCTTCCCGGCCTTCACATAGTTGGATCGGCCGGTGAGCTGAACGTAACCGCGCCCGGCAAACTTCACGCCGTCGCCGGCCTCGACATTGCCGAGCGTCGCGGCCACCTTCGGGCGGGCGCCAGCCTTGTCATACATGCGCTTGAAATAGGCTTCGCCGCCGAGCTCTTTCATGTGCGACCAGTTGGCTGTCTCATGGTGCGCCGTCGCGAGGGCATAGGAGGTGAACGCCAGAGGCCAATCAGCGGCTAAGCAGGCGTCAAGCAGCACCTCAACGCGGTAGACCTGCTGCGGGGTCAGCGCGCCATCGAACAGCTCGCGCCGGATCGACCCGAAGAACTTCGGCTTGTCCATGGTGGTGTCTCCGATGTCGGAAGGGTCAGCCGTTCAGGGGCACGAAGAAGCAGCGGAGCACGCCCGCCATGATGCATGCCGCTGCCCTGCCCTGCGGGTCCAAGGACGCCTGCGCTTGGTCAGCCGGGATGCTGTAGATCACGCCGTCCTTGCGGACCTTGTATTCGGCGCCATCGCGCCACCAGTCGGCTTCATCGACGGCCTGACAGTCGCCAGACGGCCCGCCATAGCAGCACGACCACAGCGTCTTTGGGTTCTGCGTCCCGGTGAACCATTCGTGCGCCCATGCCGGATCAGCCCCCGGCCCGAGAATGAGCAGCAGCGACAGCCAGGCGAGGATCTTCATGATGCGCTCCAGCATGAAAAAGCCCGCCGGGATGGCGGGCTCAGATGGGGCGGCAGGACTGACCTGCCTTGTAGATGGGTGGTGAGGGTCAGGCCGCCGCCAGGAAGGCGTCATCGCCCGCATAGACGTTGCCGAACTTGGTGGCGCCGCCGCCATCGACGTTCTGGAAGCCGTGCTCCCAGATCGCGATGTTGCCGACATTCGGAGCCCAGTTGGCATTGGTCACGGCCTGTTCCGTGCCATCGGGCATCAGGACGTAAAGCGTGTTGCCGACGAGCCGCCAGCCGACGAGCTTCTTGACGCCCGCCGTGGTCGCAACCGGATAGGTGTAGCTGAGCACCGTCTGAGACGTGCCACCGGGGTTCGTCGTCCCGTTCCACAGGGCCGGGTCGAAATACTGCACGAAGCACTTCGATCGATAGAACAGGACGTGGACAGATCCCTTGACGATATCGAGCACTTCCGGCGCCGCGCCGCGCTGCGGGCATGAGATCAGCGCCGCGAGCGGAGCGCCAGCAGTGTCATCGGCGCCGACCTCGAACCCGACCTCGGAATAGACCGACGTCACCGGCTGGTTGTGGACGATGGCGTTGTAGCAGACGGTCGATGGCGGCGAGCTGTCCACCTTTGATGTCAGAGACCCGCTCGCGATGACGCCATTCACGCCCGAGCCAGACGAGCCGACGAGGTTTTGCCAGACCTGTCCGCTCTTGGCGGCGCGTCCGGGGAGATCGCCGTCTGCCTGCACCGCAAAGTTGTCATAGATCGGCGGCGCGCGGCGGCGAAGATCCTGCGCCTTTTTCAGCGTCCCGCCCAAGAGGTCATTCGCCCCGAGTGCATAGGTGCCGGATTTGTTGAAGGCGGCCCGATAGGCGCCGTTGGCAAAGGTGAGCATGACATCGATCGGCGTCGCCGGCAGCAGCAGCGAGGCCGCATCCGCCGACTGTGTCTTGGCCGTCCCCGTCGTGATGATCGGGATCGGCGTCGCGGGAGAGCCCTTGACGTGCGACGGCGCGACGAGGTCGAGAGCGAAGTCGACCGCGACACCGCTCGTGAACGAAATCGACAAGCTCGATGTCGTCTTGGTCGAAGTCGCATTCGTCACGACGCGGGCGTTGGACTTGTAGCGGAGGGTGGCGTCCAGCCCGGTGACAGCTGAGTTCGCCCCGGCTCCCTGGTTGGTATTCGAGACGTTGCGTTCGTTGATGTTGAGCGCGATCGTCGGCTGCGTGCCGGAGGCCAGCGCCATCAGCAGCCCGGCCTCCGCGCGGTCGCCAACGCCGGACACCGAAGGCCCATCGGCATTCCCGACGATGTCGATAAACGCGGCCGTGGTGCTCGCTGGGGTTCCGGAAATGGCCACACGCAGAGACGGCAGGCCGTTGACCGTCCCAAGCGAGATTGTGCGGGTCACCCCGCCAGGCAGGGCGCTCATCGGCATCTTGGTCGGCATCGTGCCGGGCGTGCCAGCCACAGCCCCGGCGAAGTCGGCTCCCAGCGCATAGTTCGTGACGTCAGCAGAGCCGAGCGAAACGCCCTTGTCGGTACGCGCCGCGACATTGATGGCGAACTCGGCCCATGTGCCGGCGACGTTGTCGGCCCATTTTGTGCTGGCCCGCGTCAGCGCGAAGACGTCAGTCAGCGCGGCCGTCTGCTGGTCTTTCTGGTACACGTTGGCAGCGAAGTCGGCATAGAACATGCCACGGGCATCCGCGCCAAGGGCCATCCCCAGCCCGAGCGGCCGCAACCCCAGCCGAGGAAGCCGCAGCAGCGCGCTCATGCGAGAATCCAGGCGAAGGACGCGCCCTTCGGGATCAGGAAATCCTCGCGCGGATTGTTGGCCGGGTCGTAATAGGCGCGGGGGCCGTTCGTCGGGTCCGGCGACGTGCCATAGGCGTAGTAGATCGCAGCCGAGGCATTGATCGAGGCCAGGCAGGCGCTGGGCGCCACGACGCTCGAGGTCGTGCCCGTCGCCATGGTCTGAGACGCCAGCAGATCAGCCGGCAGGGAATCCGAGCTCGCCGGCCCGACAGTGCGCAGGGTGTAGTGGACGCCAGAAAGGGCCATGGTCGGCGCTCCTTGTGTGGTTCAGGGCAAAGAAAAAGCCGCCCAGGGTGGCGGCGCAGGGCAATGGTGGATGAGGGCCGCGTCAGGCGGCCGGCGCGAGGCCCTTGAGCACCCTCGTGCGGCGCGCGGAGGTCAGCAGCCCGGCCGCGACCATGGCCTGCAGCCCGTCCGTCAACCTGGCATCGGCAAGGTCGATGAACTGGGCGCCAACCGCGCGATCGTACCAGAGCTTGGTCGCCACATTGGTCATCGCGGCGCCCGCGATGGCCAGTTGCTCGGCCTCGGTGAACAGGTCCATGAACTCGAGGAACGAGAGGCGCGGTGCAGGTGTGGCCGGCGTGGCGCTCGGATCGTGCGCCGCCACGACAGCCTCGATGGCGGCACGCTGGTCGGCGGTCAGCCGGTCGTCATAGGTCACGCCGTCAGCCGACCAGGCGAAGGGCTGGCCGAGCAGTCCCGCGGCCTCGATTTCTGCGCCGAAAGTCGGCCCGATGATGGTGGCAGTCATGATCAACCCCGAATGTTCGCAAACGCCTGAACCGTGAAGGTGCCGGTGCCCGCGTTGCCGACCGCGCCCATGGGCGTGATGGTGTGAGGGCCTTCGCTGAGCGCGCCCCGGAATGTGCCGCCGGTATAAGCCGCGGCGCCTGCCGACACAGATGCCGACGTGCCGCCGATGCCGACCGCAACGACGTCGATCCCGACTGCGGCGCCGGAACTGCTGCCGGCGGTCCCGTGCGCCGACTGCCCGACGACCTGAGCATCAACCGTTTCATCACCCCATGTGATGAATGTGCCGCGGGCGGCCGTGGTCAGCTCGACATAGGTCAGCAGCGACGTGGTCGTTACCCCTGCAGTCGAGGCGCCAACGACCGATAATTGGCGCCGATTGTGCCAAGAGATGACGCCGATATTGCTCGCCGATACCACGAACTGGCTGCTGCCGTTCGTATAGACCATGCCGACCAGCGTCTTGTCTGCATGGCCTGTGATGACCTCGACGCCGACATTGCCAGCCGTCGTATCCGGACCGTGCCCCGTCGCCAGGGTCCAGAACTCGAGCCCGCCCGATGCGTTCAGGGCGACGAGATAGGCGGTAGATGAGGCAAGGTTCCCCGATGCCCCGTTGATCAGAACCGAGGTGTTCGCAGCCGAAATGCCACCACTCGGGATCGCGATGATCTTGCCAGCAACCTTCACGAGGTTCCCGCCATAGGGGAACAGCTTGATCGACGTCGCCGAGACGTATCGAATCTGGCACTGCCCCATCGGCCCGGCTGCTGCCTGCATGGCGGCGGTGAAGTTGGCCTGGAATGTAGCGACGTCGCCGTCGTCTAGGGTGTCTTCCCCGCTCTGGTCGGCGGTGAACTGGCCGATCATAGCGGCAGCGAAGGCCGACTGACGCCAGACCTTATTGACTTCGGCGGGTTCGGCAATGCCATCCACAAAGCCGGCCAGGCGCGCGGCAAGCGCGGCATAGTCCGACTGCGACATGACTCCAGCGCCGCCCGCCGTTGCGAACGGCAGCAGTTCATTGGTCGGCATTGCGATGTCTCCGGGGGGTCAGGAAGTGAAGTATTCGGGCGCCGCGCCCCATGCGCCGCGGCCGAAGCCGCCGATCGTGTCGTTGTCGACGCCGAACCCGAAGATCGGGCCGCTGACGGTCGTGATGCGGTATTTGGCGCGCACGCCCTCTGGCTTCAGCGGGATGTAGCCGCCCGACAGAAGCGCAATGAACAGCGCCGACGGGATCACGCCGGCCACGCCGAAGGTGATGGTCATGTCCTGGTTGTCGATCAGGACCAGCGCCGTCTCGCCATTGGGAAAGATGATGTCGAGCGCGCGCTTGGCGTCGGGCAGCGTGCCGTCCCAGTTGTTGGCCGCGATCTTCGCGCGCAGCAGCGTGCGATAGGTGGTGTCGTCGAGGCGGGTGATGCCGTCGACCGAGTCGTATGGCCGCTTCCACAGGCCGCGCCCGAACCCGCGCGTCGCATCGCCGAAGCGAAACCAGACGTTCGCGATCGGGATATTGATGAACCGGGTCCGCCCAACCCATTTGCCGACCACGTCGAGCTGGGCGCCGATTGCCTCATCGAGATCGAAGTCGACCGGCAGATGCTCGATGAACGACTGCTGCGAAACCACGGGCTCGACCAGCGCGCGGATCATGGCCGAGAATTTCGGCTTGCCGCGATGCGACGGCGTGATCAGCGCCAGGTAATCGTCAGCCGTGGGCATCAGGTCACCGTCGTCGTGATGTCGGCGAGAACCGCCATCGGTGCCTCATTGAAGGCGATGACCAGATCCGAGGAGCCCGGCGTGCCGGCGTTCTTCGCGATCGTCAGGCCGGTGATCTTGTATGTGCGGCGGTCGGGCAGGCCGTTCAGGTTGGCCGGGACGTACATTTCGGCGAACTCGACGTCCTCGCCGATGTCCAGCCCATTGATCCAGTCGACACAGGCCTGCTTGATCGCCGCCTCGATCGCGGTGGTGAACCCGGCCTGAGCCGTGATCGCGATGGCAACCTTGATGGTCGCATTGGTCGGCCGATAGAACTTTATCGCTCGCGTGACGCCGAACTCGTCGGTGATGTCGACCGATGTCGTGCCATAGGTCGCGGCGCCCGGCCCCTTCTTGTCTGCGATGGCCTGCGCGATGGCCGTGGCGTCGCCGCCCAGCACGACGAGCGAGATCGAATGCGCCGGCAGGCCGTTGGCATCGGTCGAGCCCGTGTCGTTCTCGTAGCCTTTCCAGCGCGTGACGCCGGAGATCGAGGCGACGGCGCCGATGGTGCCCTCGAAGACCGTGCGCGAGGGCAGAGCGGTTGAGACGGTCTGCCGGCGGCGCAGCGTGGCGTCGAGCTCCACCGGAGCGCCAGCGGACGCCGCAGAGGGGTTCGTAACGGCTTGCCATCCCCGCGTCGGCGTCCCGATCGCCGTGATGCTGTCGGGGACGGCCTCGATGGCCCCTATATCCTTGGCCGTCGCCGTGACGGTGATGTCGCCATCGTCGGGGATCGTGACCGTCGCAGGCAGCAGCCATTGCTTGCCGTCGGCACCCTGCGCGATGCCGCCGCTGATCGTCGTGCCGGCCTGCCCGGTAATGAGCAGGTCCACCGTCGAATTGCTGGCAACCAGGCGTTTGATGCCGTTGATCTTGACGACAGACGACAGCCCCACGCCTCGGGCGGCCGATGGCGAGAACGAATTGTAGATGGTGACGCACTGCGCGTTGCCGTCATTGATCGCGGACGAAAGGATCGCGATCTGCTGCCCATCCATAGAATCGGGGTCGACGTCGATATCCTCGCCGAAGATCCCCTTGAAAGCCGTCTCGAAATACACCCGCACGGCCTCATAATCCGGCTTGAACACGCCGTTTTCGTCGATCGTGCAAACCGGGAGGGCCATCAGAAGTTCACTCCGGTGACCGTCGCCGGCCCGTATATGGTGTCGATCGTCAGCCCGACGCCGAAGGCTCGGCTATCCCGATCAAGATTGCTGGAATAGGCCGTGATCTTCTTCACGCCTGTCGTCGCCAGCACATGCGCTCGGATCGAAGGGTCACGCGTGTCTGCAGTGCGGTTGCCGAGCACGCGGGTCTGCCACGGCATCCCCTCGCCGCTGTCGAGGTACCACTGCCCCCGCCAAAGCTGAAGCCGCTGCCCGACCTTCTGGGCAACACCGTCGGGCTGGTCTTTCCAAAACTGGGACGCGCCCTGCCCGAAGCGATAATCCGCGTTGTCGTCGAATTTCCTGAGGCGCATCAGTTCGTCGGCCCCGTGCTGGTCCCGCCACCCGGCACGACGCCGGTGTGCTTGTGATCCTTCAGGCTGATGCCGTTGAGGACGATATCGCCGGTGACATTCATCGTCCCTGTGAAGGTCATCCCGCCAGCCCCGCCCGTCATCGAAACCCCGGCCGCCGCGGCGATCGAGACAGCCTTATCGGTTGCGACACTGACGCCCCCGGCCGCTGACATTCCGATCTTGGTGTTCCCATCCTCGGATCGGATCTCAGTCGATGTCGTGCTGGGGTCTGTGACCTTCGCGGCGTTCGGGTTCGACCGGAACCCCAGCATAGCGAAGGCATTGCTGAGATTGTTCATGCCGGAATCGATCGGCGCCTGATCTCCTCCGCTCTGCTGCCACGAGTCCTGAGACCGGGAGCCGAAGCAGAGCATGCACTCGTCCCCGGCCTTGACCGGGAAGGTCATCAGCATGCCGCCCCCGCCTGGGAACTGCACAGGGATATCGGGGATGACGGGGTAGTTTTCGGCCTTCGTCGAACCGTCCTTCTGCAGGACATACGCCTTGACGGTCGGCTGGGCTGTGACGGTCTGCTTGGCAGCATCGTAAGAGATGATGCGAGCCGGCATCGAGGTGAAGTTGCGCGACTGGAAATCGTCGAGCGCAGCCCGGATCGTCTCCTCCCCGCTCTCGGTCCTGTCTCTCAGATCGCTTGTCATCAGACGTCCGTTGGAATGCCTTGCTTGGCGAAATTGGAGAGGACCAAGCCTTGCTCGCTCACGGCGACGCAGGCGCAGTCGGTGTACCAGGCGGTGCCGCGGCTATCCCCAGAATGCTCGACATAGAGCACCTTGTAGAAGCCATCGGCAGCGACACTTGGCAGCTGAAAATTCTGTTGGATCGCTCCGGACGTGAAGCCGGGATCGAGGGCGGCCTGCTGGATCGACTTCTGGTCGATCTTCAAGCGGGTGCCTGGGCGCACCTTCGAATTGAGCAGCATGCGGACCTGGATGCCGCCGATCGTCTGGACCGGCATTCCGACCATGCCGGTCTGCGAGTTGATGACGAAGGCCTGTCCGTCCATGGCCTTGTCGTTCTTGACGATCTCGAGCTTCTGGTCACGAATGGTCCATGCGGAGTTCGTCGACTGCCCCACCGTCCGCAGGAGATCTCGAGTCATCCCGAAAAGCGCGCGGCCGCGTGGCATCTTCTGTGAGCCGAGATCCGCGATAAAGCCTGCGGTCACGCCGTAAGGCTTCAAGGCCGCTAGAGCGACATCGACCTGGTCTCGGAAGGTGTGGCCGGCCGCCAAAGTCTTGTTGACGGTCGAAAACGAATAGGCGGTGTCGCCCGATCGCGATGTGAGCTTCAGATATTTGTCGACTGGTGTCTCGCGGGCGTTGCCCCGCTTCTGGAATATCTCGCCCTTGTGGATCAGCCCGAACCCATCCTCATACCCAGCCTCAAGAGAGACCATCTTGCCTTCGCGGTTGATCGTATTCGCCGTGTCATCGGACAGGTTCGAAATCGTGATGTCTGCGATGGCCAGTCGCTGGCGCTGAAGCTCTTGCTGCACAGTGAAGCGGATGCGGAGTTCGGACACGTCGATCTGCTTCCCCGATCCCTCGATCGTGAGCTTGATCTTGCGCAGCCACTGTCTGGTCATGGGGAAATGAACAGCACCTTGCCGTTGCTTCCGAGGTTGGAATAGCTCGGCTCGACGAGATCGTTTCCGTCCGTCTGGACGCGGATTTCGCCGGGGATGCCCAAATAGTCGAACTGCTGCAGCACGTTCTCGCCGGCCGTCAGCGGCAAGCCTCGCAGGAGCGGAGCGCCGTCATAGGCCGATATATCGATGAACCAGCCGCCATCCGTGGTATCGGCCCAGCCGAACCGAACGACGTATTCCACCGCGCCGAGCTCAACCGTCATCGTCTGCGCCTCGGGGCGCAGTGGAAATTCGCTGGTTGTCGCCATCACGCCCTCTGCGCCGGCGACGCGAAGCCAGTGGTAGGCTTCAACTGTTGTGAACCGACGTTCGTGGTCGATCCCGTTTTCGCCGGGTTGGCCTGGTTGGCCTTCGCCGCGCTCGTCGTCTGAGTGCTGACCACAAGGATCTGGCGAAGGCGAAGGGCGCAGACCAGAACGTTCGACGTCTTCTCGTCGCGGGTCTCTTGGATACCGACTGGCAACATGTTCTCGTAGTTGCGTCGCCCGGTACTGACCGAGATCAATTCGCGCTTCGACTGCAGGTCCAGAAGCTCCTCATAGGCCTCATCGCTGTAACCAACGAAGCCACCGGTAGAGTCCGACCAGCCGATGATCATCTCGATCTCGGCAGGCAGCTTGAACGCGTGATCCGAGATGGCTGCGCCCGTTTCGACCGGGTGATCAGTCGTGATCAACGTGTCGCGTGCGGCCTCGCGCACCAGCACGTCGGGCATCAACGAGCCGATCGTGACGCTGGGGCGCCTGATCAAGGCAAATGCGTCGTCGAGCAAGCTCATGATGCGCCTATGAAAAATCCGCCACCCCGAAGGATGGCGGCTCTGGTGCCGACAATAGTTCTTTGGCCCGAAGGCTCATCTGGATTGGTCGTCACAAGCTCGCGGGCGGCATTTGCCGTTTGGGTTATAAGTGCTCTTTGGCCGCCCGCCTCCATCGCGACCAGAGATCGCGCAGGAACCTCTTCTCGACGTAGCGCTGCGCCCGGTTGTGGGCGTGCATCTTCGTCTCAACCCGATCGGCCTCGTAGACCTTGCGGGCATCGTAGATTTCTTTCAGCGGGCCGCCCGCCTTCACGATGCAGGCGCCGAGATTCCAGACGACCGAGCGCCGCGCCGGGCTGTAGCCGTGGTCTAGCGCTTCGACGCCGGCGATCCTCCGCTGGCGAGTGCCGTCGCCCATCACGGCCAGGCCCATTCGCTTCCACAGCTTGGCGGGGTTCGAATAGGCGGATAGATCGCCCGCCTCCCCGACGATAGCAGCAAGAGATGCCAGTCCGACGCCACGCACGCTCTCGACCCACGCCGCGACCGGCAACTGTTTGGCCAGTTTCGCCAAGCGCTTTTCGACGAGCTTGCGATGGCGCTCGACGCCGTCTCGCGCCTCCGTCAGCGGGAACATCGCTGCGAAAGCGATTTCCGCCATTGGATGTTCTCCGGTGCCGAGCGCCGCCTTGTAGATGACGTCGGCTTCCTTCTTGTCGCCGCCTTCCGCCAGTCGTCGGCAGAGTGCCTTGGACTGCAGGGTCAGCGACTTCTCTGCGCGGTGCCAGGATTGTCGGCGGCGCCACTGCTCCCGAATTTCCGCGATGATAGGTGCGAGGTCGACGGTAGTGGACTGGGTAACACAGCGTTCGTGGTCGACCTCGCATTCGCCGTCTCCGGCGAACTGAATGGGTGCGGCGGGCGGCAGAACTTCATGGGGTTCCACAAGCAGGATGGCCGCCCGGCCGCTTTCGGCATCGCTGCCGATCTCGAAATTGCTATCCACGGCGTGCCTCCTCCTGGAGTTCGCGCAGCCGCTTGTCGGTCATGACATCGCCGACCGTCTTGTCACCCTCGAGATGCTGGCTCACCAAGCGCAGCCACCGGCTCTTGTGCGCCATGTCGGCGGACTGGCTCTCGTAGAATGATGCCGCCGTGGTGATATCCTCCCGCGTGGCCTGGCCTAGCGGCTTGCCGCCGGGTAACGGGAACATCAGGAGCGTGCCGGCCGCCAACTGCACGACCCGGAACGATCCCGTAACTCCCGACTTGCTCGGCACGAGCTTCTCGACCGGCGCCTTCCATGCGGCCCGACGATCAACATGAACTTGGGCTCGCACCGCGTCGTAGCACGCATTGGCGATCAGCGGATCGGTAAGCAGATCCCGCAGCTTCCGGCTCTGCTTCACCGCCTCCTGCATCATCCTCGTCGCTTCGCGGGTATCGCCCTTGGCATCGTCCAATGCTCGGCGAGCGGCCTCGGCCACGAAATCGACTTCCTTCGTCTTCGCTTGCGCTGCCATGATGTATCTCCATCAGCGCCCGGCCTGGCAGGCCCGAGACGCAAGGGTTCGCTTTCGCGAAACCGAGCGCCGATGAAGCTCTCGAATTTCGCGTCTCAACCGCCCTGCCAGGAGCGGATTCAGATGTTCAGTGTTGGTGTCGGTCGGGGACCGCGAGCGCGGCGGCTGTCGCGGCGACCTCGGGGATGTTGTCGGCGTAGATCGCGTTGTGCTGGATCAGGATGCGGGCTCGCTTCTCGATTTCGAATGAGCCGCAGCCTTTGACGCTCCGAAGAGCCTCGACGACAGCCTCTACATTCATCCCGAGATCATCGTGGATATCGTCGAGGAACGCTCCGGCGTCGTTCATCAAATTTGAGCGTCCGATGAAGGTCGGGCGATTGGTCAGCGCCGCCGCCACGTCTTTCAGCGTCACCAGCGTCTCGTAGAGCGCCACCAGATGCGTCACGCTCATCAACCGCATGCGATCAAGCGACGGCTTCATCCTCTGTTCGAAGGTCTGATCAAGCATCGACCAGAACCTTCGCAGCACCACCCTTGACGGGCGCCGGCCTCGGCGCCGGGACTGCGAAGGCCGCGCCATTGTCGCCCTCGCCAGCTTCGAAAAACCGGCGAAGAGCGGGGTCGCGGACGAGAGCGGAGAGCGGTATGCTGTTCGGAGCCATGGGACGATCCTCCAGATCGGTCTCTCGGTTAGGGCTGCCTTGGTGTCTCACCACCTTGGCGGCCCGATTTGTTTGTGGTACCACTGTTTCTATGGCACGTCAATCTCTGGTACCAAAGAAAAAGCGCGGCCCTTCGCCAACTGGGAAGGGGACGCAGATACAGGTTCGACTGCAGCCTGATCTCCTATCCGTGCTCGACCGCTTCATTGCGGAGCAACAACCCGACATGAGCCGGCCCGAAGCGTTGCGTCTCGCGTTCAAGGACTGGGCGACCGGCCAAGGCCTCCTGCCCCACAGCGAAGACCCGGAAGGCGCGAACTAGGCCCTCGACTCAATGCCCCCCAGTGGCGCAAGATTTCGGCATGAGTTGGTGGCGGGCGCTCTTCAAGAAAACGAACCGGAACCCCTTCGCGCTTCCGCCCGAGGGGTTCCCGCCTGAAATGCTTCGGCGGGTGCAGCCGCCATCTCGGTCGAGAAAGCTGACTGAGGAGGAAAAAGCGGCTGATCTTGAACGCTATCGTCGTGAACGGCGACAAAGTAGTTCAGTGGCCTGGGAGCACCACCGAAAGCAGGCTGAGAAGGCCGGATGCGCGCGGTACATTTGGCGGTCGGCCAACGATTCTGATGTGTGCTCCATATGCCGGGGAAACAACGGCAAGCGCTTCGCCTACGCCAAGGCTCCTAAGGGCGGTCACCCTGGCGACGGACACGATTGCGCAACAGAACCATGCCGGTGCTATGCTGAGGCGATCATACCTGACTGAGGCTGATGATGCGGGCGCTACTGGTCGGACTGGCAATACTGACGAGCGGGGTAGTGAACGCGGCCGAGCCGTGGGATGCCGCAGTCCGTCGCTTATGCACCTCGCTTGATCAGCAGGACTGTTGGGTGAAGTCCGGGGCCGCGCTCTGCGACCGTGAACAGATTTCTTGCAAGAACCTCCCCGACCACGCCCCTGCGGTCATCATTGGCCGATCCGGCAAACGCTGGAATGTCCGGACCGAATACGGCTCAGGCTGGGTGAGTGAGCGCCTCATGATGCTCGACAGTACCAGGATGCGCTAGCGCACTGCCCCCCGAACGTCCCGGAGTAGGACGCCGCCCAAATCCTTCTGCGCCGCGCCTACTTGATTGGCAGTCATCGTCGGGTCTCCGCTTCCGACCACCTCGATCTTGTTGTGCTGCGTCAGCGTCACCGTCGTGTCGCCGCGGCTGTTGGTGCTCGGCGTCAGTGTCGTGCCAGGTGCCGCCCCTGATCCCCCGCCCAGCTTGGCCGCATTGTCTACCGCTAAGCCCAGCGCGGCGGGGTTCATTCGAGCCAGAGGCGGCAAGTTGGGGCCGCCCTCTGCCTGTTCGGCAAGACGCAGCACCTTGGCGAGACCGTTTGCGATACCAGCGCGCTTTTCTGCCTCGGCTGCCTTTGCCTGTGGACGCTCGTACTGGAGACTGATGACCGCTGCAGCTTCGCCTGCGGTTTCAGCGCGCTTGAGTGCCTCCCATGCGGCCCGTTCTTTACCCTTTGTCATTTCCCAATGAGCGCCCTCGCGCTGTTGGGCGGCCGTCGCCGTGGACATGTCGATGCCAGCGCCGGCTAGGATATTGGCCCGGCGATCGGGCCAATGCTGGTAAAGGCCGTGGGCTTTTCCGCCATCACCGCGAGCGTTCGGGTTATGGTTCGATTCCGCCTGCTCGTTGGCGACAACCCCTGTCGCCTGTTCGTGTGTGAGGCCCTTGGACCGCCAGAACGCGTACGCCTCCTGTGCCGCGGCCCGCCGTGACCCATTCGACGAGGGCGCCGTCGCCGCGCCGTTTGCCGGATCACCTCCACCGCGCCACCAACGCTTCGCCTTACCCCACAGGGTGTTGTCCTGCCCGCCGCTCGGCGTGCCGCTTCCGTTCTCAGTAGGGGTCTTGCCCCACGAACCATCTGCCTTGCGCCGCGCGATCTCGGCGTCCTCGCCGCCATTGGCTGTGCTAGGCGTCATGCCCAGGAGGAAGGCCCCGGGACCAGCCAGCAGGGCAAAGAACCTGCCCAGCGAGCCGCCGATTAGCGCGCCAGCCGCCGCTGTGCCGACGCCCGTGATGGCTGCCGCTACGCCCAGGAGCCACTGCGCGAGCTTCAGCCCGATCAGCACCTCGATCGCGGTCGTCAATCCGTTCTGCCCCGTCAGCTCCTTGGACAGGTCGTTAAACCCTTCCCATAGGGGCTTGAGGACCGCGATGACCTTGCCGACGAATGTCGCGAGCTCGTCAAGCGTCTGGCCGAGCGACCTGAAAAACTCGACAGTCTCCTTACCGTTTTCGCGGGTCCATTTTTCGAAGGCGTCTACGAACTTTTGGAGCGGCTCGGCGAGCTCCGTCATCAGGCGCTGGCCGACGACCTCGAGCGTCGCATTGAGCGACTTCATCGACTGCATGAATTCGGCGCCTTTTTTGGCCGCCTCCTCCGAGTTCAGGCCCTGCGCTTTGACCTTCTCGTTATATTCCTCCATTCGCTGGGAGAACTTCCCAGATTGAATGGCTTCAAGCGTTGCCAGGTCAGTCCCGGCCACCTCAGCAAGGCCCATCTGCTCGGCCTTCGGCCGGCTCTTGATGGCATTGCCGAAATCAATGAGCAGTTTCGTAGAATCGCGGAGCTTACCGTTCTCGCGTGTGACGACACCGATCTGCTTCAGGAACCCTTCGAAGCCAGGGTTCCACTTCAGCTGCTTGCCGAAGTTCTCGATCGAGGCGCCTGCGTTCTCCGCCGATGACCCGAGCTGGCTTGCGGCATACCCGATCGCGCGGATACCCTGAACGGTGGCTTGCGTCCGCTGCGCCTGCCAGTAGACGTCCTCAAAGGATTTGGAGATCCTCTGTACGCCTTCGAACACCTTCTCCGCTGTGGCAGCGATGGCCCGGCCGAGCAGTTCCGACTGCAGGGTTGCGGACCTGACCGATGACTCGAACCGCTTTTCCGAACTGGCATCGACCTTGTAACCGATGCCGACCAGGAACTCGCGGATCACATCAGCCATTTTCGGCAGCCTTCTGGGCTCGGTAGGCGTTCTCGTCGCGGATATCGATCGCGTCGTTCAGCAAAGCGATGTCCGCAAGAGACAGGGTGCCGTCGATGGTGGATTCGTACCGGCAGAGCCCTTCCATGACCGGGCGAAGCACGAAGTCCTCGCCGTCGTCGAAGGTGACAGCCTCGAAGCTCAGGCCCGGACGGCGGCGGTCAAACTGGACGCCAGGCCTGCGTAAAAAGGGCCGACCTCAGCCATGATGACGTTCGCCGTGATCGAGAGGAGCTCGAACCCCGTGATGTCGTCGAAGAGAGGCTTCTGCGCGGGTCCGTTCCACACCTTGGCCCATCCGGTGTCTCCGGCCTTCTGCCGCTGGATCGATGCCATGCAAGAGTTGATGACGTAGGCGACGACCTCGTCCGGCATCTCACTGAGGGCGTTGACGGCAGGATCGATCGCCAAAGCCGGCTCACCCTTCTCCGCCGCCGCGCGAAGCGCGTTGAGGATGGGGGCCAGCCGGCGCATGAGATGCACCTGGCCCATCGCGTCGATTGGTGACGAGCGGTAGAGATACGGCCCGACGTTGAACTCGACAGGTTCACGCATCACGCGGCCGCCGGGGTGCCCGTGCCAAGGATCGCAGAGATGGCGAGCGAGAAGAACGCCCATTCCATCATCGTCCCATCCTTGCCATAGGCAACGTCTGGCATCTTGCGGAATGCGCAATCGGCGGCCGTGATGGAATCGCCGCTCACCGGATTGCGGATCGAGATCGTGTTCTGCCCCGCATTGGCCGAGGAAGCCGTGTCTGCAGAATACATGTCCTGCAGCAAAGAATTCACCGGCGACGTTTTGAGCAGTCGCACCGTGACTGACCCGTTCGCAGCAGCATGGAGCGAATACATGCCGCTGCCATCGGCGCCCATCAGCACCGACATCTTATCGTCAGCCATGCTGACAGTGATGCCCTCTTCGGACACCCCAGCTCCGTTGCCAAGGGAGAAAGAACCGTTGGGGCCACGGATGGCGGCTTGAACATCCAAAAACGAATACGTCTTGCTTGCCATGATGTTAGCCCTACCTGTTCACATTCAAAATCACGTCGACGAAGTGAATCGCACCCGCCATTTTCACAGCGATCTGGATCACGATGCTCTTGCGGGCTTCGCGATCGGCTTGGCTCTGCGATGCGACGGGCGGCGCGTAGACGTAGAAGCCCTTCGACAGGAAATCGCCCTGCTTGAGCTGGCCGAACCCACCGGCATTCCAGACGCCGGGCGCGACGAGGCCGTTGGTGACCGCCTGCAGCAGAATGCCCTCGATCGTCGTGACGATCAGATGGGTACCGGCATCCGTTTGGGGGATTTTCGTCGAGCTAGTGTACAGGAGGTTCCAGACGGCGGTCTGGACCGCGTTTTCCATCCAGTCGATGCCGTGGCGCTCGTCGAAGAACGTGCCATCGGCCATCACACCCTCTTGGATGATGGCGGTGTCGTTGTCGTAGTTGACGAAGACGTTGCAGTGCTTCGCCTTGAGGGCAGCGGCCTGGTTCGAGGTGATCGTCTCGGCGCGGACGCCCGGCTCCTGCTTAAATTTCATCGTCAGGGTCGTGTTGGACCCTTCGAAGTTCACGGTCGCGGCGCGGCCGAAGAACGAGGCGATGACCTGCGGCTCATACTGCGAATACTGCGCGAAGGTCCGGCCGAGGTTGTTGGCGTCGAGCAGATAGGCCAGATCGGTCGTGCTGGTCGGGTCGATCGCCGTGGTGTCGGTGATGGTGACGCCGAAGACGCGCTTCTTGTCCTGCGCCTCGATGACGTTGGCCGCGGCGATGATGGACGCGCTGTCGACGCCTTCCTCGACGAGTTCGCCTGCATACCAGTCGCCGGATGCCGCGATCAGGGCGGTGACGGCCGCAGCCAGGGTCTCGGCGGCGATGCCGTTGGCCGGCAGGCTGGCCTGCGTCGACTTGCCCTTGATCAGTGACGCGATGGACGTGCCGGAGCCGCCAGCGAGCGTCGAGCCCGACAGGGTCGGGTTCGTGCCGCTCTTCGCCAGCGTGTAGGCGTTGCCGCCCGTGCCGGAGGCCTTGGCGATGACATAGACCACAGCACCGACCACCAGATAGGTCATCAGCGACAGGTTGGCGTCGGCTGAGGTGTTGAGGAAGGCGCCCAGCGCCGTCGCCATCGCCGCATTGGAGCCGGCGATATCGACCTGGTTCCCCGTCGCGCCTGATGTCTTGAAGGTGATCGCGGTTCCCTGAATCGTCAGGGTGTCGTTGTTGGCCGGCAGTCCAGCGAATGTGATCGAGCCGAAGGCCGTGGGGTCAGCCAGGAAGCCGAGCGTCGAGGTCGCGCCCGTGGTCCCAGACTTGATGACGAAATAGCCGTTGTCCGCATCCCAGACAACGGTGGAGCTCGCAACCAGGGCGGCGACGGCCGTCTGGATCACAGATGCGACGCCGTTCAGATTGGTCTCGGCAGAGAAGTTGAGGCCCGACACATAGCGAGGGATTCCGTCGAGCACGAAGTAGAACGCGCCGGCCGTCACCGCGGTGAAGTTCGCCAGCGCCTGTTCGGCCGTGGTCAGCACGCCGCCGCGCAGGGTGGCATGCGTCGCGACGCGCGCCCATCGCCCGATGTACAGGATCGAGGGCTGCGGCACCTGCGCGAAGTGCTTCACGGCGCCCTTGTATTCGACGTCCGTGGTCGAGAAATCCTGTGCGACACCCGAGAGGTTCGAATAGAGGCGAAGGCGTTCGCCGACGTCGATGACATCGGTGGCGCCGATGAGCAGTCCGGCGCCAAAATTACGCGTCGGCGCCGCGACCGGCGAGATAACGACGTCGACATTGACGACGTCTGAAACGGGAAGGCCCTGGGCCATGGTTTAGGTCTCCGTGACGGTGAAGGGCTGGACTGTGCCGCTGTCGAGCACGAAGGCGCCCTGTGCGGAGAGGAGGTTGAGAACCGGGTAGACGCGGACGACCGCGCGCCGGAGCAGGATGTCGAGATCGACGCGGCGGACGAACCGCTCGTTGATCAGATCAGAGGCCGTGCGGATGCGGTCGCACTCCAAAAGCGCGATGCCAGCCATGCGGACGGCTTCGAAGTTCTGAGGCACCCACAGCCCGTCGCGGACCTGGGCGGCGAGGCCATAGGCCGAGGGGCCATAGAAGCTGGCGAGAATGCGCACGGTGTCGTGGCGGACGACCTCGTCGGTGCCCTCCCCGTCCGGGATATGCGTCGTGGCCGCGCTCCAGTCGGCATCGATTTCGGTGATGCCGAAGGCGCACCAGTTCGTGGTGATGGTCGGCATGGCCGGCGGTGTCGGTTGCCAGCGAGGGCGCACCATGCCGCGCGCCAGACCGGAGATGCCGGCGATGAGACCGCCCAGCAGATCCTCGAAAGGGTCATTCTCGGCAGGCGTCGTCGATGACGGCTGGAGATAGCCGCCCGTCGCCGATGTGTTGACCATCGCCGCCTACCGGAGATCGAGCAGGCGGCAGGTCGCGACTGTGAAGCCGGCGCCGTAACGGGAATAGTCATCGACCGTGACGACGGTCCAGTCGCGGCCGTTCCACCGCACGATGTCGGCGTCGAGCCCGGCGTCGGCGTTGCCCTCGACGAATGTGACGGTGGAATGGAACGTGACAGTGCCCTCAGATATGGCAGCCTCGGGGTTACGGCGCAGATTCTGACCCTTGTCCGATGTCTGCACGACCGAGATGGCCGTTTCGACCGGCGCGTTGACGGTGCGGCCCGTTACCGGATCGACGGTCACAGTGGTTCGGATCAGAACCGCGCTGTCGGCGAAGTCGGGGTCGCTCAAAATGTCGGATACGTCGAGCAAGGGCATCAGTTCTGCTCGCCGGTCTGAACTTTTACGACAGGGCGGGTTATGCCCATCGTGCCCCGGCCGCTATCTTGGAAATGGTAAAGAACTACCTGCGTCTGAGCGTCCCGACGCCTCAAGATTTCAGGAAAGGCGTCGTGGAAAATGAGGCTCAGAACGGTCCTTTGTTCGACCTGAGACATCCGACCTTGTTTGACGAGGTCTGATGTCATCTGTAGTGCGTCGCCTGCGGGCGAGCCGTCTTCGACGCACTTCATGGTCAGTCGCCCTTCTTCCGTACGACGTGGGTGATCGCTCGCCGATATTGGCCCGTGTCGATCAAAGGCTTTTCGCCCGTGCGGCCGCGAGCTCGACGCTTGGCGAGCGTCTTCGGCGAAAGCGGCGTGAACGGCCCGTCAGTGATCTTGGCTTTGACGGCGTTCTCTGCCGTGATCCCGACGGCTGTCAGGGTGGCGTCGACATCCGAGGCCTTGCCTGACAACGCAGCTTGAGCGCCGGCTTTCAGGCGTTTTTCGATTTTCTCGCGAGCGCTTTCGACGCCTGGCACGAGATGGGGCCGCTCCGGAATGTTCTGTGCCGGCGACCCGGTCTCCATCAGGTAGCCGATCTCGGCATTGCTGATGGCGCCTTCATCCCGACCGGCGTCGGTATCGGGGATGCCGACCAGGACTTCCTTCGACGTCAGATCCTTGATCGCCCGAAGGATATCCGGCACGCGATCCTTGGTGATCTTAATGGTCATGGCTGATCAGATCGCGGGGGCGTCGGGGATGAAATAGACCGGGCCGGCGCCGCACGCCCGCAGCAGGGTGTAGAGCCGCTGGCCATACGAGGTCGCGTTCCATGCACCTGCTCGCCCGATCGCGGTGGCGCCGGTGTCATAGCTCACCGACACCTTGTCGACGGACTTGGACGATACCGGGCCTTGTGCCTGCCCCGGCACACCAGCTCCCGCGGCAGACGCCACGGAACGCGCCGACAAGACGATGTTGTGCGCGATGAAGAGCATCACGGCGAGGTCGTATGACTTGCCGAGCCGGCTGGCGCTCAACTGGTTCGGCGCTTGGTCGAGCCAGGCATTGATCTGAGCATCGGGGAATTTGGCCGTGTCCGTGAACTCCGGGAACATCGTCCGGAAGGATGCAGAGGTCACGGCCACGGCGTCATCTCCTGGTCAGGTCAGCGCGCAGATCAGGCGACGTCGGCCTTCGTCAACGGCGACAGGTTGGGACTACCGCGCGGGATGCGGGCGTCCTTGTCGGGGTTGATCGGCTGGAGACCGGAGAGGATGCTGGCCCCGTCCTCGGCACGCTTGATCGTGGTTTCAGCCTTCTCGCTGGCGAAGACGAGGCGGTTGCGCACCGCGTCGAGATCGGCGTTCTGCTCAAGCCACTTGTCGAAGAACTCCTTGTCGATGCCAGGGGTCAGCGCGTAGCCGCCCGCATGGTGGAAGTCCGGCACCTTTCCGAAGGGCACGGCCGGGCCGTTGACCTTGATCTGGGCGCCCTTCTGGACGGCGCGCTTCACGGTCTGCGTCCCGCCACCCATCACGGGCTCGGAATGCTCGGCGAAGTCGAACACCCTCAGGAAGAGGCCATTGGGGATCTTGCACGCAACGGTGACGGTGGGACCGGCCATCAGGAATTTCCTTCGGAGAGAACGGAGACGAGGCCGTTTTTCACGACGTCGGAATCGGCGTTCTGGTTGAGCCATGCCGCGATGAACGCAGCGTCGAGATCGGGATTGGAGCCATAGGCGAGCGTCAAGACGCCCGTCGCAATGGCGCGGGGCTCGCCGCCGTCGCCATCGTCATGCATCGTGAAGCTGCGGAGCATGAGGCCGCCTTCGACGCCGCAATGCACCGTCACTGTCTTGGGAACGGCTATCTCAGCCGCAGTGGTCTTCTTGGGCTTGCGGGCCATCGCCGGCCTCCTGTGGTCGCCCAGCCGCTCGACGCGGCCGGGTCAGATGCGGGAAGCTGTGCGGATCAGACGCCGACCATGCTGGCGATAGCCATCGGCATGCGGATGACCGCCCCCCAGGTGCCGGCGGTGATCTTCTGCTTCACAGAGGACGATCCGCGCACGATGGGGTGCGTGCGCATCTTCTCGTTGAAGGCGCAGTAGCCGGTGTCCTGGCCCTCGACCGACTCGGCGATGAGCTGCACGAAGTTGCCGGCAGCGACGCCCTGCGGGTTAGACGCCGAGGTGACGCCGTACTGGACGGCGGTCTCGATGCGCAGGTTCGGGAAGTTCTTCTTGAGCAGGTCGGAGACATTGACGTTGAACGAGTTCGTCGCGGTCAGGGCGACGCTCGACCCCGGCGACATCGCCAGCACCATCTTGGTGTTCTGGTCGACGAGGCCACCTGTCTGCGTGACCAACTGCAGGAAGATCGCCTGGATATCGGCATAGATCTCGTTGGCGGTCGCGACGATCGCGCCGGCATTGATCCACTTCACGCCGCCTGCGGTTTTGGTCGCAGGGGTCAGCGCAGCCGACAGGTTCGGGTCGTTGAGCAGGCCGTAGTTCTGCAACCCGGCCACTCCGAAGAAATAGGTCAGGTTGGAGAACTTGTTGAGCACGGTCGCCGCGGCGACGTCGATCTCGGACACCCAGTTGATCTTGGAGAGGCCGGCGCGCTCGAGCTCGCGGTCGCCGTACTCCTTCATCGTCTGGAAGAGATACGACTGGCGCTGAGGCCAGTTGGTGTTGGCGCCGGCGCGGCCGTTCTCGTTGAAGTCGCCATAGCTGGAGACCTCGCCGGTATGCTCGACCACCGGGAACATGGCGGTCTCGTCGAGCCAGGTGCCCTTGCGGTTCTCGCCGAAGATCACCGCGGCATTGTTCGGCGAGAACAGCACCTTGAAGACCTGCGGGTCGATCATGGTGGTGAGGAACGCCGGAACCGCCGAGTTCGGGTCTGTCACGAGCGTCGGCTGCGCATCCATCGCGAGACCGAAGTCATGCTTGAACTCGTCGGGAACGTAGGACTTCACTCCGGGCAGGATGGCGCCGAGCTGTTCGAACTGCGCGGCATCGGCTTTCCATGCGGAGGCCGCTTCTTGAAGGTTCATGACGTGGTCTCCGCTTGTTGGCGCGATGCCGCCGAGAGATTGAGGGAGGGATCAGCCGAGCAGGTGCGAGGTGATCTTGACGAGTTCGCCGGGGAGGCCTGCCGACATCGCGACGAACTTGGTCTCGACGTTGGTGGTGCCGGAGATGGTCGTCGAGGACGCGGTCTGCGTGGTGTCGACGATGTAGGTGCCGAGGCCGCCGGTGCCGGTGCCCAGAGCGGTGATCGTGGTGCCGGCGGTCACGCCGGAGCCCGACAGGACTGACCCGACCTGGAACAGGCCCGACAGCGCCGACGCTGCGGTGAAGACACCGTAGGTCTGCGTGATCGTGGTGGAGGCCGCAGCCTGGTTCGCGATCGAGACGGTATAGATGCCGATGCCGCCTGCGGTGCCGCTGTCCTGGGCGACGACACGGGTTCCGGTGGCGACGCCCGTACCGGACAGCAGGCCGCCGATGACCAGAGCACCGGAACCCACCGCCGTGACGGTGAGCTTGTTGCCGGAGATCGAGCCGGTGACGGACGTGGACGTGCCCGCCGCGATCGAGCCGGTGGCGGAAGCGGTCAGCGCAGCGCCGGTGGCGGCAAAGCTCGCCTTGCCATCGGAGAAGTTGGCGTAGGCCTTCTGCCCGACGACAGCGTTGGTGAGACCATCGTTCTTCACCCAGAAGCCGCCCGCGCTGTGAAGCGTGATCGGGAAGCCCTTCGGGATCAGCATGCCGGCCCCGGCGAGATAATCCGTGATCAGGCCCTGTTGGGCGCGATGCACGAAGCCGGTGACGGGACCGGCGCCGAAGCTGTCCACGATGGCGGGGGCACCGTTCGGATCGATGGGGTTCGGCTTCCACCATGCGAAGCGGCCGACGGTGACGCCGGCAGCGCCAGCGACAAGGCCGCCGGGGCCAGCCTCAACCGAAACGCGGGGGTTGTGATCGGCGAAATCGCCAGCGACGGCGGGAGCCGGCTGGACGTTCACCGCGGTCTGGAATCCAGCCATGGTCTAGTCTCCTGGGGTGTCGGCAGCGCCGAAGGGTTCGGAAGTGAGATCGGGAGGCTCAGGCGCGGCCGATGGCGGCCGTGCCGGGGAAGCGTTCGTGGAAGGACTTGGTCGCGGCCGAGTCCATGGCGACGCGATTGACGACGGCCGTCTTGGCACCGGGCAGAGGCTGGGCAGCGAGGATGGCCGGCAGCGCGGAGGGGTGGATGCCCTCGACCGGGATACCCAGCGAGGTCAGCGCGGTGGCATAGACCGCCTCGGCGCTGTCATGGGCCATGGCGAGGTCGCCGACATAGGGGCGCACGGCGCGCTCGGCATCGCGGATCGCGACCTGACGCTTGGCCGAACGGTCCTCGGCCGCCTTGACCGCGGCGGCGATTGCGGCATCCATCGCCGGCTTCTTGATCATGTCCTTGATGCCATCATCCCTGTCGTCATCGTCCGCGTCCATGGCGGCAGGCGCATCGATCATCGCGCAGACCTTGGCGATGTCTTCGTCGCTGAGCTTGCCGGCGAGGAACGCCTTGATCGCCTCGACACCGGAGTCCTTGGACAGGTCATCGGGCTTCATCGCCGGGGCCGGCAGACCGGAGCTCGGGTCGATGTCGGCGCCCTCGACGATGTCGATGCCGTCCAGCGTGTCGAGCAGCGCGGCGACGTCCTCGATCGAGGCGTCCTGAGCGAGCTTGCCCTTGGTCGCGCCCTTGATGCCGGCGAGGATGTCGGCGGACTTGGCCTTGAAGTTCTTCGCGGTGATACCGGCGAAGACGGGGGTCAGGTCGATCTTGGCGTCCTGAGCGAGCTTGGGGCCGATCGCGGCGAGCAAAGCGCCCTGTGCGAAGATAGCCTTGCGGGTGAGAACAGTCTTCATTGTGGCGTGCCCTTTCATGGCGTCTGCCGCGAACCGCGGAATGGCTTGGTCTCGCGCTTCCCGATGGCCCTTGGATGTCCCTCGATCGGCGCGGGAATCCAGTTCCTTCTCGATGTACTTCTTGACTTCCGGTTCGACATTCTTGTTGGACAAAGCAGCCGTCAGCTTTTCGTGCGACATGCCTTCAAGCTTCTCTTTGAGGGCAGCGCGCGAAACCTTGCTCTTTTCCGCAGCGGCCCCGCCCCCCCCGCCGCCGCCTGACCCGGTGGACTGACCGTTGCCGGGGTCATGCTGGGCTTCGTCCGAAGCGAGCGTGATCGTGTCGAGGCTCATATTGACGATCTCCATGGAATCGCCGACGACGACATCTGGCCCAGCCCTCCCTTCGGTCACGAGGCTGACGTGGTTCCCGACGATGTCGCGCATGACGCCGTCGTAGGCCGCGCCCTCGTAGGTTCCTGGCGTCATGTCGGCGCGGTACCGGTAGGCGGACGACAGTTCCTGCTTGCTGCGGTCCTCGACGCCTGCGATGGCGTGGCGAGCCCAGATCACCAGGCTGTTGCGCAGATAGGGCGCGTCGAACTCGGCTTCCGACCCGGTCGAGCCGACGACGAGATCGGGCTGATGGTCGTCGGCTGAGACCGGCACATGCCGCGAGAGCAGCGGCAGATTGTTGAAGGTGGACGCTGCCTTCGCCAGTTCCTCCGGATCGCGGAAGAGCCGATACGTCCGGTCGGGGTTCAGCCCGTGCGCCTCGAAATCGGGGATCTCCCGGCCGAGGTAGGGGTTGATCGCCGCCTTGCTGATGTTGGTCGTGGCGACGTGCAGGCGCCCGTCGCGGTCGAAGCTGCGGACGGTGTTGCGATCGAAGGCGAGTGCAGCATCCGAGGCCACAGCGGGGGCGCTGTCCTCGTCGATTTCCTCAAACCGCTCCGGCCCGAGTTCGAGCATGCCCGCATAGGGCTCGACCTTCGTCAGATCGACGTCGCCCGGTTCGTAGGTGATCGTGATGTGAGGCTTGTAGCCCTCGAAATCCCATGACGCCCCAGCATCGCGGAACGCCTGCCACCGGCTTTCCAGATCAGGGGATTCGAAGCGCAGCACCACCGCGCCCTTGTCGCCAAGCGCCTCAACCGAACGCTCGCCGTCCTTCTGGTCAACGGCGGCAGGGATGCGGATGTCGTCGAAATGGTCAGGCGCCGCGAACCAGTCGACCTTGGTCTTGCTGTAGGCGATCGTGACGTGCAGATCGTCGGCCGCCAGCGGCTTGCTGAAGCCCTGCGCCTTCGCCCAGGTGATGATGTCGTCGGCGTTCTTGACTCCCCGGCTCACATAGAGCGAACGAAGGTCCGGCTTCACGCGCGGCGCCATCGCCTTGTCGAGCGCGATCAGCATCATCAGGGCGCATCTCTCGTTTGAAGGTTCGACCGCGCTCCGCTACGGTGCCTGTCGCATGAAACTCACGATCGCCGAAATCCTCAGCGAACTCCGGGACGCCGCCCGCGAGGACGCGTCTGAAATCGACCCCCGCGTCATGACCGAGGTCGACTTCCTCGAATGGGAAGCCGCAGACCTCATCGAGGAACTGATGGCAGCCTTGGGCAGGATCAGGGACGGCGCCGACAACCCAAGCCAGATCGCCCGCGATGTCCTCGACGAGAAGGCGCGCAGGATACGCAGCCTCCAGCGCGTCGTCTGATCAGTCGTCGTCGCCGGGCAGAACCGGCCTGCAAAAGCACCTGCAGTTTGGCAACGCACCGGCGTGTCCCTGCATTCCGTCGAGCGTCGGCGGATCGTTCCAAGCGACGAACTTGCCCGACATCGCCTTGTGAGACGGCCGCACGTCGGAATCGCCTGCCGTCACCCACACATATCCGACCGAGCCGACATGCTCGGCCCGCGCCTGAGTGAGGGCAGCCGATGTCCGGCCGACCTCGGTCCGCGCGATCAGATCGGCGCGGGACTTCGTGACCTCGCCTGTCCGCATGATCTCGGCGGAAATCTCTGAGGCCCGCAGGCCCTTCGTGATCCCTTCCAATGTCAGCTTGTGGACCCGCTCGGCTGCCTCGGTCGGCAGGCTCTTGATGAGCCGGACCTGTTCCTCGAGCAGTTCGCGCATCCGGGCGCCGGTAGGCGCATCAGCGATCTCACTCTTCAGCGACATGCCCATCTGGCGTGCCGCCTGCATCCATGCCTTTTCGTCGCGCGCCGCGACCTCTGCGATCATCCGACCGGAGACGGCGCGTGCCCATGGCTCAAGGATCTGGGCATAGCGGTCCAGAGCATGGCTCAGGGCATCGACATCGATGAACTCCCCAGCGAAGCCGGAGACCAGATCGCCGATGTGCCTGGCGACCTTGCGGAGCTGCGTGACGAACCGCCGTTCGACGCGGCGGGCGGCGCTGAAATCAGCCCGCGGCGTCTTGGCCTTGTCGAATGCGAACTGCACCGCGCCGTTCTTGCTGACGCGGGAGATCATGCGGCTTCCGCCTGTTCCACCTCCAAGGGGGGAGATGTTGGTTCTGGTGCCGGCGGTTCGGCTTCCGCCTCTGCGATGTCGCCAGCGGTGATGGTCGACCACAGGCCGGTGGCAGGCGCGAGTTTGGCGAGCTCGCGCAGCGCGATTGGCTCGGAAACCACACCGTCCGACGCCGCGCCGACAATGGCCGCGGTGAGCGTGGCCGCGATGTTGGCCTTGTCCGCATCCGTGACGCCAGCAACCGGCACTGCGTTCTCGTCGAGCGAGGCGTAAAGCGTATCCGGATCGTTGCCGATCCGCTGGCGCTCCTCGGCAGGCGTGATGACCTTGCTGGCGATCAGCACGGCGCCGGTATCGGCTTCGACCTTACGGACCTCGGCCATGGCCTTTTCGTCGAGCGACCACAGCGGCTCGTATTTGAAGGTGATCGAGGGGTCGACCTCGCCGAACTCGCTCAACTGGACGAAGCCCAGGACGCGGGTCAGGTTTTCGGTGAAGAGCAGTTCCTGATAGGCGGCGATCCAGTCGTAGAAGACGCGGATCTCGCCGTCAGACGATGCATTGAGCCCCGATGGGGTGATGCCAGTGAACTTGACCAGCGGAATGCTGGCGACAGAGCAAATCTGCTCCTGCGCCTGCGCCTGGAGCTTGTCGAGCGTCCCGAGCGGGGTCGAGACGTTGAAGAACTCCTCGGCCGGGTCCGTGCCGCCATCGCCCTTGTCGAGGACCATGACGCCCTTGTTGTCGCGCATGTTCGTGAAGAACTTGACGCGCTTGAAGAGCTCGGCGCCTTCATCGACGTTCATCTGGTCGACGAGATTGACCTTGATCCCGTTGGTCGAGAACGAATGCAGCAGATCGGATACGCTCTGGCGGGTGCGAATCCAATTGTCGACGTAGGGCTTCGCCATCTGCGATAGCGACAGGCCGCCGAACGCATAGGCCGGCTTCAACAGGTCGGGCACAGACCGACCGACGAAGGTCAGCAGGCGGGACGCATGGATCTCCTTGCCCTGCACATACCAGGCGGAGGGCCGATAGAAGTCCGGCGCCAGCGGGTCCATGGCGTTGTAGTTCGATGTCGAGCACCAGACGGCCTCGACATTGCGGAGGCGCTTCAGTCCACCCGTGCCGACCTTGTTCTTGCTGATGGCGTTGTGGCCGTCCCCAATCGGGGTGATCAGTTCTTCGCGCTGGTCGCTTGTGCCGAGGTCGAGATAGACATGCGAGCGGCCGAAGAACCCGTCCTGCAGTGCAGCCTCGCGAAACACCTCCTGCACGTTGAGGCGCTTGAAGGCTTCCGTGATCTTCGCGACCTTGTCGGTCTTGTCCTCATCGCCCGACGCTTGGATGACGATCCACTTCCGGGTCATCTCCGTGGCGATCGTCTCGGAAATCTTGCGATATTCCGGGCGCTGCGCGAGTTGGGCGAGCGCCGGATAGCCGAGGAAGGCCAGCCCCTCCGAATACTGCTCCGCAGCGAGCGCGGCCCACTGCTGCGCCTGCCCTGCGGCATCGTCCATCGCCATCTGCGTACGGCCCGGCACGACGCCCGGCGGATGATGCGGGATGACGAACGGGTTGACATTCTCCTCAGCGGGCGGCTGCGCGGAGCGCGCCATCATCGTGTCACTGATGATCTTCCGGCGCTTTGCCGCGGGCTTGGCCTCAGGCACCGCCGCAACCGTCCCCTGCCCCCAGCCGAACCAGCGAGAGACGGCGGACAGAAGCTTCATGGAGCAGATTACCTCATGCCCGAACGGGCGAGCATTTCATCGGTGATGACCATCGAGCCCCGCGCCTTCATGGGCCAGAAGGCCATGACGATCGCATCCGCCATGTTCGGCGATTTGGTGCCTTCCGGAGACTTGTTGACGATGAGCTTCAGCGATCCGTTCTTACCCACGGTCGCTTGGCTCAGTTCTTTCTCAACCTGCCGCAGCGCCGGCAAATCGACCGGGAGGCTGATCATGTCGTCAGGCTTGAATGCGACGCCTTCGGTGACCGCGCGATGCGTCCGCTCAAATCTGCGCCGAAGTTGCCACCAGGCTTGCGCCTTGACGTTGGCGTAGAAGTCCTTGTTTTTTGGCGAAGCCTTGTCGCCCTCGATCACATGCCCATCCGGGTCCAGAGGCGTCGCCCCTGCGTTCCACGGCACCAATCGAAGCGTCTTCGGCATCAGGTTTTCCGCGACAAGGCGGTTTGTCTCCGCCTTCACGCCTGCGCCGATTCCAACGCTGTCGTATTGCAGATCCATCGCCCCGAGATCGGCGCATGCCGTCACAGCGCGGCGAGCGGTGGCGCCGGTGTCGGCTTCACCCCATTCCTCGACGGACTTCAGAACCGATCCCTTGCGCTTCGCCAGCGCATTTCTGTCCCCGCCACCGTCTGCCACGTCGAGCGCGGCGCCCCATGGCCCGCTATCGGTGAACCCGAGCTTTTCAGCCGCGCCAATCGCCGACTTCACCCATTCGGCCGGGATGATGACGCCATCCACCGACGCAGCGTAGTTGCGGTCCACCTCTTGCGCGAAGACATGCGTCAGGCCGTCCGCTACCGACTTCGCCTTCCTGGCCGCATACCATTCCGGGCTCTTCGCCGGATGATCGCGCCAGTCCATGATGAAGACGTTAGTCGCGTCCGACAGAGCCGGATTGTGCGGCACCCATTCGACGCCGGCCTCACGCCTGCGATGGAAGACGTTGCCGAGCCCGTTGACCGACGAGATGTCGATCTGGACGCGGGTATTGTCGGCAAGCGCTGCCTCAACCTTCTCGGGCCGCTCGTAGTGCGCGCTCTCATCCTTGAAGTAGATCAGCTTCCGGCCGCCGCGGCCGATATTGTCGCCGGCCTCCCCCGTGATCGTCGCTCCGTTGTCCGGGTTGACGAACCGCATGAAGCTCATGTGATCGCGCGGGCTGAACCCGTCCGGCAGAAACTGCCTGGGCAGGCCATAGATGATCAGGCGCATCTTTTCGAAGATGCTGTCCGCGTCGCCAAGCCGATCGACCAACTGCTCCTTACGTGAGCCCCAGCCGATCGAGGCGCCTTCTCGGAAGAGCCAGAGCCAGATCGAGAACGCAGCACAAACCCATGTCGCGCCCATATCGCGGCATTTCTCGACCAGCCCCCCGCTCTCGGCATGCAGGCAGGCGACCAAGAACTCGACGAGTTCGGCCTGCCGTTCGAACAAGACGAATGGCATCCGCGCCGACGACGCCGACCCTGCAAGGCGCGGATCATATGTCGTACACCAGTGGTTGATGAACTCAACCGGGCGGTCTGCATAATAGCTCAAAGCGCTCTTGATCAGCGCCGGGTCGGTTTCGAACTTTGCGATCTGCGTCCGGCGCCATGCCAGCACGCTGATGTAATCGGGCGGCCAGCTACTCTTCGTCGCCGTCGAGGGTGCCCGAATACGCGTCTGCGCTGACCGGGCCATCATCTCGGCCCGCACCGTCGCTATCGCCTCGCTGAAGTCGGCCGAGGGCTTTTTCGAGAGCAGCAAGCTCATCGTCGGTCATTGCCTTCAGGCGTTCGGGGTCGAGCACGACGCCCTGTGTCTGGATAGGCCCGCCCCCTTCGCCCATGTGCTCAATGGACTGGCGCGGCTTGCCATAGGCGCGGTCGAGCAGGGCATTGGCTGCGGAGACGCGGGCGGATTCGCTCTCACCTTTCGTGGCGACGGTGACGAGCGCCTTCAATGCGACCGCTGTATGCGTCCGGGCGAGATCAGAGAGCGTCGCCTTGTGCTCTTTCGTGGCGCGGTTGAGGAGGCCCTTGGTTCGTCCCGCGCCGGGGCGCTTTCCACCGCGTTTCGCTGCCATCGCGTTTGAATTTCCGTTGATTTTTGATTGTTTTTGAATTCTGCGGCGAACAATCAAAACCGCGTTGAATTTCAGAGGCTTGCGGTATGCCCGACTTACCTGCTGAGCGTCCCGCAGAAGACGGGCTCGATCCCGCATTTTTCGAACACCGGCCTCAGAGGGCGAAGCTGCTCTCCCCCGGCTCTGGACGCAATAGCGAGGCGAACCGATTTGAACAGACCGCGCTGGGCGATTTGCAGCCCATAGGACATCACCTGCCCGATCGCCGGCAGCACATCGCGCGCCGATCGAGCGGCCTTGCATTCGATGATCGTGCCGGTCCCGTCTTCATGGAACGCCAGGATATCGATGCGACCGCGCTCGACCTGATATTCTGTCTCAATGCGGATGATGGCAGGCCAGCCATAGGCCTCCAAGATCATCGACGTGTTGAGGCCGAACAGAACCTCATTGACCACGCCACGCTCGCTCGCATCCCTACGGGCGCCGAGCACAAGGTCTGTGCGGTCGAACGCGGCAGGCGCTTTCAGCGCCCGGGCAGTTGGCGGCGCGTACATCCTGGCGCGAGCAGGCCACCCTTCCCGCCTGGCTTTCTTGAGCACGGCGACATGCGAGACGCCGGCCGCCTTGGCGATCTCACGGACCGAGAGGACGCCGGCACGATATTCGCGCTCGACGGATTCCCAGTCAGCGTTGGGCTTCGGTGCGCTGGTCACCTGTGTCTCACGATCCTGATGCTCGGGTCTGACCCGCGCAAGGCGGGGAGCGCTCTCTCGGCAGAGCGCAGCGCAAGGGCTGCGGGCCGGGCGTCTCTCGATGCTGATTTGGGCTGATAGGATGGATTACTGGATCAACTCATTTCGTGCGTCAACGGGTATTTTTCGGCTACGTTGATGCGATACATGAGATTTTTACCGCAGATAATTGCGCGATTTCGGTAATGTGCCGCAGAATTATTTTTTATCCCCTACCCTTCAAGCGCCTTGCAACGTCGCCATCGAGTAGGGTGCCATAGACCCATGCGACGGGTTCCAGTGCTTCGCGGAGGAATGCCGAGGGGCTGTTGACGATGAAGGGGAAGGTGGAGAGGGCGCGGCTTTCGAATACGGCATGGCTGATCATGGCGATGCGGGCGCGCTGGTCGCGGCCGGGGAAGATGAACTGGACGGCCTCGATGCTGTCGCGGACATAGCCGGAGGCGTCGAGAGAGCTATCCGAGCGGCCGGGGGCGGGGCCTCCATCGACGATGGGCTTCTCGTAGTCGATCGAGCCGATGGATGCGCCTGCCGCCATCCAATGTCCGCGAAGACGAACGCCGGCATCGACGGCCCATTGCGGGAGCAGATCCTTCGCTGCGAGCCATGTCAGGTTGCACGATGCCTGGTTGTAGATGATCTGGTCGGCGCCCTTGCCCCTGACCTCGGGGTGGATGCGGGGCTCGGGCACTGCGGCGCGGGCGAGCGCCATATCCTCGCGCAGCCGGCGGCGGGCGATGAGCTCTGGTCGATGCTCAGCATTGGCAGTGAAGTTGAGCAGCACGCTGGTCGCCCTCACCTGCCCCTGGCGCGCGCAGTTGGCGACGAAAACCGCGATGTCCGGCCGTGCGCGCTCGATCTCGACAAGGCGCGCTGGTCGCCCTTCGCTGCGCCGAGCCTGCGCGAGGTTCATGGTGGTGATGATCCGCTTGACCGGGCCGAGACGCGCGGGCTCGCCATCGCGCCGGCCATGGATGATCGCGGCGGTCTCATTCACACTGAACCCGCAGAGGTATGCCACCTCCACCATGAGCGCTTCGGTTTCACGATTCATCCGCATCTGGCCGGCCCTTGATAATTGAGAGCCGGCGGGACGATCCCCGCCGGCAGTGTCGTGGTGCGATTCGCGCTCAGGCGACCGCGTCGGCGAGTTCCTTGGCGACCTTGAACTTGACGACGGTCTTGGCGGGGACGTCGATCATGGCGCCGGTGGATGGGTTGCGGGCGGTTCGCGCGGCGCGGGCATCGGGCTTGAGCTTGCCGACGCCAGGCAGGACGATCTCGTCGCCTGCCTTCAGCCCGCCCTCAATGGCGCGGCCCAGGCTCGCCAGGATGGTGCCGACATCAGCCTTGGTCTTGCCGGTGGAATCGGCGATGGCGCTGATCAGTTCGTTCTTGGTCATCGGGTCTTCTCCGTTTGGGCCTCTATGGGCCGGGAATCCCGCCGGTGGCGGAATAGGGTCAGGCTTGCGGCAATGAGATGGTCCGGACGTTTTTGCCGTTGCGCCGAACATCGAATGTCTTGGCGCTGGTCGAGCGCGGGCGCGGGTTGGCGTTGAGGTGTTTCAGCAGCGCTTCCGCCGCGGCGAGCTTCGCCTGGGCCGCGCTCGGGAACATGAGCGCTACGCGGCGGCACCACGGGGTTGAGACGGTCACGACCCCCTTGTCGGTGAAGTAGATCGCCTTCCACCCCCGACGGTGCTCGTCTTGGATCGCGTCAACGCGGAGCTCGAGCCTGGCTCCGATCATGGTCATGCCACCTCCGCACGTTCGGCCATCAACACGTCGTTCCAGTCCATGCCGGGATCGGCAGGCACTTCGACGCGGGCCTTCAAATGGTGTTTGGCAATCAGCCGGTGAGCGAGCGCATACGCCGCTGCGTGGCCGGCGTAGTTCACATCGCCATCAGCAAAGACGATGACCTCCTCGACCTCGGGAGGCGGCTGCCACTGCATCAGCAGCGTGGTGTTGAGGCAGGACCAGCACCCGACATGCCAGATGATCGAGGCAGATAGGGCGGTCTCGATTCCCTCGGCGACGCCCAGCACTTTCGCGACGGGCGACAGGCGCACCGCGCTACCCTTGGCGATTTGACCTGGCATCATCTTGCGGGGCTCGGCGTGGGCGATTTTCTTGCCGGACCAGTCCAGATAGGTCCGGTGGATCGATGTCGGGATGCCGTCTGGCGCGGTCACCTTGGCGATCATCGCTGGGTGCCAGCCGGATGGATCGCCCTGGTAACGGCATTTTTCGACGTAGCGAAGCGATGGTGGATAGTCCGCTAGCCGGATGTTCCGGTTGCCGAGGTAGCGCGCGACCGGGTCATCAGGGCCAAGCGGCAAGCCATTCGACCACAGGCCGTTCATGGCCGCGCGCAGATCTTTATCGCTGCGCGTGGCCCGTGGCTCTTGCTCGCGCTGCACCGACCCGACGATGCCCTCGATCTCTTGCGCCGCGGTCTTGAAGTCCCATCCTTTGTGCGCCATCGCGAGCGCTATGCCGTCGCCGGCTCCGCACTGCGAACAGATCCACGTTCCGCGACCGTCCTTGTCGTCGAAGCGGAATCGGTCCTTGCCGCCGCACATCGGGCATGGGCCGTGCTTGCCGGTCAGCGAGTGGCGATCGATGCCGAACGACCCGAGGATGCCGCGCCACCGGCCCTGGCAGTTGTCGCGAAGGGTGCCGCTCATGCCGCCGCCCCTTCCGATTTATGCCGCGACTTCGCCCATGCGATCTGACGTGACTTAACCCAACCCAGCGTCTCAGGGCTCGGGTTCTGCGGCGTTACCTCGCGCCGATAGGGCCACTCGTCGAACTTCGCCCGGTAGTTCGCCAGAACCCATTTTGGTGACTTGCCGTGCATCTCGGCATAGCCGGTCAGCTCTGCGTAGAACCGGCGCTTTTGCTCCGCCGCCGCCTTGACCTTCGCGTGGCTGAGAACGTCGATCTGCCCGTCATCGCAGGCGATCGATGACACCTGCACCGGAGCGAACCCACAACTCGGGCATTGATGGACCTTCGCCGGCTTGAGGAATGAGCACTTGCCGCATTCCTTCGGTTCGGGCGTCTTGCGGACCCGGTCTCGCTTCGGTCGAGGCGAGCCGTCATCGAGCTTGGCATGGTGGACGTCCGTCACGAACCCGAGGTTCAGGGTCGTGTCCGAATGGTCGATGATAAGCAGGTCGTCTTTCCCATCCGCCGCACGCAGCCCCCGACCGATGATCTGGAGGTACAGCATTTCCGATTTCGTGGGCCGCGCCAGGACGATGCAGCGGACATCCCAATCGACGCCGGTTGTCATGGTCCCGACATTGCAGACGACTTTGCAGCGCCCATCATGGAACTGCTTCCGGATGTCGTTTCGCTCCTCCATTTCGGTGAAGGCATCGACATAGGCAGCCGCGATTCCGGCCTCCAAAAAGCGTTCCTGCAGATGCTTGGCGTGAGCCCGATCGACGCCGAACACGAAGGTCTGCCGGTCCTCCCCGAGCCGGCGCCACGTCTCGACGACGTCGGCGGTGAGTTTCGGCTTGTCCATGGCTTCCGACAGGTCGCCGTCGTGATAGTCGCCGGCTACCGTGCGAACGCCCGTCAGGTCGGGATGGGACGGCGCAAACACGCGGAACTTCGTGAGGAAGCCCGCTTCCATCAGTTCGGCCATGGTCGTCGGCACGATGAGATCGTCGAAGAACTTGCCCAGCCCCTTGGTCCACGGGGTGGCGCTGAGCCCGATGAACGGCACGCGCGCCCATTCCGGTTTGGCCATCCAGTCACCGTAGAAATCGAACCATCGGTGCGCCTCATCGATCACGACGACGTCGCTGTCGGGGATGTCGCGCCGCATCAGCGTCTGGACGCTGGCGATCTGAACGGGGCGGAACGCTGAGGTCCGCTCGTGCTTGCCCTGGATCACGCCGACGTCGCGGATACCCTCGGCCCAGAACGCTTCGACGGTTTGGTCGACCAGCGACAGCGCCGGCACGCAGAACGTCACAGTTTTGCGCTTGGACAACGCTCCCTCGACGATAGCGGCAGCCAGCAGCGTCTTGCCCGCTCCTGTCGGCATCGCGAGCATGGGGCGACGGTTTCCCGAGCCAAGGGAATGCCTGAGCAGGTCGAGAGCCCTGACCTGATGGGGGCGAAGCGGCCTCATGCCTGGCCTCGCGTGGTGCTCAGTTCTGAAACGTCCCGGAACCTCTCCTCTTGGCTAGGTTCTATCTGGCTTCTGGCTTCTGGCTTCTGGGCTTTATCCCCCCCGTTAACCCCCAAGTGCCCCCTGATGGGGTTAACCCCCCCGTTAACCTGTGCGCGAAGATTTGGGTTGCCGCCCTTCCCGCCGTTGGCCTTATCCCTATCGGACTTCTCTGCGTCGCGAACGATGCGGCGGCTGTAGATGATTCCGCTGTCAGTTCGGCTGAGAACGCCGGCATCGTCGAGCTCTCGAACGAGCGCGGTCACTTCCTTTGCGGACGCGCCGATCAAAGCGGCCATCTGTCGCTCGTTCAACGGAGCGCTTTTCACCAGCAGATACCCTCGTGGGTCCGCCTCGTGCATGATGCACAGCAGCTCAATCCAGAGGCCCCGCGCGGCCAAGCCGCAGAGCCGCAGCGCTGGGTCAGAGCGCCAGTCCGATGGATAGAATTTCATCCATGGTGCCGACATTTACCGGCTCCTTTCGATCTCAATGATGGCATCGGCCAAGGTCTCAGCGGACGCCCTGGTGCATGCGATGAACTTGTCGAAGGCCTCGCGCAGGCCCTCGACGTCGCCCGACGCAACGCAGCCTGCGGCGCTCGTCAGATGCTCGTCAGCCATCGACAGGCTTGCCATCAGGAAGGCCCTAGGGGAGCTCGTGTCCGTCTGTGCGGCGATGGGCCAGCGCTTGCGTTTCATGGCCGCCCTCCGCCCCGGGCTGGCTTCTCGACGCGAGCGAACAAGGCGAGGAACGCCGCCCATGCGTGGCCGGCGGCGATGCCGTCCTCGATGCGGTCGGACGCCTGTGCGACCTTCCGGGCATCAAGCCACGCCTGCCATAAGCGCTCGGCTTCCATGTCGTCGGTGGGATGGCGCGGAGGGATGACGACGTTCATGCCGCAGCGCTCCCGTCCAGAACATCCATCAGCGCGGCGAGGACTTCCGCCGCGAGCGGGGCAACGATGCTATTGCCCGCAAGACGCCAAGCCGGAATTCGGCCGGCCATCCCATCAACCAGAAGGCAAAGTCCGGATTCGGTGCGCCGCGCTTTACCGTCGTGGCAGAGGAGCCATTCGGCGCCGGCCCATGCGGAGCCGTTGCGGCCATCTGGCGCGGAAGCTGATCGAGCCTGACCCGACCATCCTCCGCGACCGTCGCCATGCCCGCGCTGTCCTTCCAGTCGCGCGCACTCGGCGTCACCCAGGGTGACGCCGAGTAGAGCTGAGCCGGCAGTGGCTGCCCGCCCGCGCCGAAGCTCATGTTCGGCCCGCCCTTCTCCCCGTCCGATGCTCGAGGCGTCGACCAGGTCGACGCCTCGATTGATATCGATTGGCCCAGGGTCAGCCCGAAGCCATTGTTCCCGTATTTCGCCGCCAATGCCTCCCGTCGATCCAGTATCCTCTGCGGGTCCGCTGATCCGAACGCCCCCGCCTCCGGCGTTGGCCAAGGCGCACCAGTAGAGCCGCTGGCGGACGTGCGGGGCGTCCACGGAGCAAGCCGGGATATCGACAACCCGGCTGGTGAAATCTTCTCCCGCCAGATCAGCGCGGACTCCGTCGAACCAACCATAGCCAGGCGCTCCCGCAACCTGCTCTCCCACGACGACAGCGGGCCTTCGGGCACGGGTGAGGCGAAAGAGGTCGGGCCACAGATGCCGAGGATCGTCGACACCGCCGCCTTTCCCGGCCGCGCTGAACGGCTGACAGGGGCAGGAGCCGGTCCAGAGGGGCCGGTTGTCAGGCCAGCCAGCAAGTCGAGCTGCAACGGACCAGAGGCCGGCACCGGCGAAGAAATGGCACTGCGTGTAGCCGTCGAGGTCATCGGGCTGGACATCCTTGATGCTGCGTTCATCGACATCGCCGGGCGCGATCAGGCCATCGGAGATCAGGCAGCGCAGGACATGCGCGGCATCACGATCGATCTCGTTGTAGTAAGCGGTCATCGCGCGGCCCGCCCTTCGAGAAACCCGACGATCACGCCCATGACGTGGGAGAAATCCAAAGGGCTGACTGCCCCGACGCGCTCAACGCGGCCGAGCGCGATCTCGAGCGCGACGGCTGGCGTCTTGCGGCCGCACTGGAATTCGGCGTTGAGGTTGGCGGTTTCGGACCAGACCAGCTTGGCCTCCCCGCCGCCGCGCGCGTTCGTGCTCAGAAGCAGGCTGAAGCCCAACGCTCCAATGTCTATGACGATGGGGGCGCTCATGCTGCGGCTCCGTCGAACTTGGTCGACTCGTCGCCCCATGAATCGAAGCCGAGTCGGGTTTGCCGCGAGAACAGGTCCGCCCGGCGCATGCCGTTCGTGTGCTTGTTGACGAGGGCGAAGAACTCCTCTGGCTTGCGGCTATGCTCCCGCGCGATGCCGTCGAAGATCGAGGGGAATGCGGAGAACTTGCCGGGCTTTCCCATGCAGCCGATCAAGACCGGCTCGTGCATTGACCTCGCCCAATATCCGGTGCCCATGCGGACCTTCCCGGACGGCGTGGTCTTCCGCCAGATCATCTGACTCTTGTAGGTGAAGCCCCATGCCTTCATCACGTCGAAGGCCTGCGGCTGCATGGCGCCGGTCGTCCAGAGCAGCAGAATGCAGTCGCGCTGCGCCAGCCGACCGACCGGGAGGGCCATGATGTCTTCGGTGGTCATCAGGTCGTAGTGGCGCGATGCGCTCTTCGCCTGATTGGTCTCAGACCATGTGCGGAATCGCCACGGCGGATCTGCGCAGATCACGTCGTAGGAGAGTGGCGACAGCGGATCGAAGGGCCAGGTCATGCCCGCCCCCGCAGAAGGCTCTCAGCAGCGCGCTGGGGGCGAATGGGGTCTGGGCATCCGAGGTATTTGCGAAGGGCCGCTTCGATGATGGCATGGCGAGGCATCCCGCTCTCGCGGCAGCATCCGGCCAAGGCCGTCTCGATATCGCGGGGAAGATCACGGACGACGCTGATGCTGCGGGCTTGGTTCGGCAGCCGGCGGATGCGCCCGCGCTGCTCTAGCCCTTCCACCAGCCGGTGGACGCCGCTCTTCACCATGCCGAGATGGTCGCCCATCTCCTGCAACGAGGGGCTGTAGCCCTTTTCCGACACGAAGATGTCGATGAAGGACAGCAGATCGGATTCGAGCGAGGTGATGCCGAGCTTGCTCATGGCTGCTGCCACTCGCAATGATCGAACAGGCCTCTGAGGCGAGCCTTGCGGACTGCGGCGTCGATCCGAGCCAGCCGGGCGGCGCGCTTCTCATCTTCAATGCGAGGCTTCGGGACGAACCTGATGACCCTTGGCTCGTCGATCTCGGGAAGGCTGATGCGCGGCAGTGTCAGCGGAGGGGCAGGCTTCGGCTCCGCATACGAGCGGGCTGAAATGCGATCCTCGTTGATGACGATCGGGAGCTTGCGGCCGGTCGAGCGCGGCTTGACGCCGACGCGCTCCGCTTTCTCCCGTGCCCGGCTGGCGCAGACGCGGGCCTTCTGCTTCGTCCTTGCACCACCGATGTTGAGAGCGTGGCGGATGCTGTCTGTGCTCTTGCCGAGATAGGAGGCGACCTCGGCAAGGTCGGCGCCGAACTCAATCAGCGTGCGCGCCTGGGCGATCCACTCTGGCTCTTCGGCGGGGTTGGCGATCGATGGGGATGGCATCAGGCGACACCTCCCATCAGAGCGACGCCAGCGGGACGACGGGCGAAGGGCGGGCGTCGGCGGGCGTTTACCGCATGGGCTTGAGCGATCAAATCCGGAGAAACATCGACGTGCGCCCATGAAGTGCGGGCCAGCACTTTGTTGATGGTGTTGCGGTTCATGCCGAGTTGAGCGGCGATCGTTTTTCCGCTGACGCCGGCAGCTCGCAGTTCGAACAATCGAACGATCAGCGCTTCGTCGAGCTTGGCATTGTGGTGATCCGACCCAAGATGATCGCGGCCATGTTCGCGACGATCCGCAGCGTTATCGACCAAGCTGCCCCATGCTAGGTTTTCAGGGCGGTTGTTATCTCTGGACCCGTCCAGATGGCGGCACTGCCAGCCTTCGTGCGGGCACGGCCCGTGGAAGGCCTCGCAGACGAGGCGATGGACGCCGACGCTGAGCTTCCGACCGTCAAAGGTCGATTGAAGAAAAAGGTATCCAGTATTGAACCGCGAGCCGCTGAGTATCTTCGGCCGCTTGAACGATCCGCGCGGGATGGCGCGCATCACGCGGCCATGGCTAGACGCGAAATAACCAGGCCATGACGAAATCGGCTTCCAAATCTCTTCTGACATTAGATATCTCCTCCAGCGCAGGGATCACGCATCCGCATGCGGGCGACCGCGTCACGGGCGGCAAAATCGGCGTCGATGCGGAAGGCCAGGGCGAACCACAGGCAGACGGCGTCTGAGTGGTTGTCGTCGGCGTATTCGATGCCGCGGATGAAGCATTCTCGCTTCACGGCGAGCTTGGCGTCTTCGCGTTTCAGCCTGCCCTTCCCCTTGCCGAGGAAGGCGATGCGGGCCTGGGCCGGCTGGATCTCGTCACAGCGGACGTCCATGAGCTTGCAGATGCCGAGGATGACCCAGCGCATGCCGGCCTGCATCAGGATGGTGTCGATGTTGGTGAAGCCGGAGCCCTGCTTCCCTGCGATGGTCTGCGTCGAGAATTCGAAGGCGACGCGGTCGGGCTTGTTGAGGGCGATCATGTCGCCGACGAATTGCATCTGCTCTGCCGCGACCTTGGCATGCTCAGAACCGGACGGCGCAAGCCGACGGGTGCCGCCACGCAGGGGCTCTCCGATGGCTGCGGCACACCATCCGGTCTTCACGCCGATGTCGAAGGTCAGGAGGTTCATGGTCTGCCCAGCAGAGGAAAGGTCGCCCCGGCGTCGGTGCCGGGGCGCGTAGCTGTCGGAGGTCAGTGGACGGCGGCGGCCTCGCGCTCTTCGTCCTTGCGGCGGAGGAAGGCGGGCCGGAGGTCGTCTTCATCGCCGGGCGGCGGCGGCGGGGCGGATGCCTCGGTCGTATCAGCCTCGGTGGTCGCCGCCTTCTTGCCGCTGCGCGTGGGCTTGCCGGCGCCGTCGGCCAGAGCGGGGATGTCGAGAGCCTTGCCAGCCTTCTTGCGGTTCGCCGACTGCGTCAGGTTGGCTTCGAAGCGCTTGAGCGATTCATCGTGCGGCAGGCCGCCGGGCGCGGTGTTCAGGTTCGGATCGGGTTCGGCGCCGGCGGGATCGCCCTCGCCTTCGTCGCCTTCCGCCGCAGCGTTCGCCATGTCGGCCAAATTCCCGACATGGCCTTTCTCGCCGACCTCCTCCATGAAGATTTCGAGCGCCTGCTGGCAGTGCGCCGCCGTGTCGAGCGCGCGGATTTCGTTGTTGCCGTGGATCTTCAGCAGCGATTCCAGCAGCGCCATCGCCTTCGGGTTGCCGTTGCCGGCCTCGTAGAACGACTTCTTCCGGTCCTTGACCGGGGCATGGAGCTGCGTGGCCTTGTCCTTGGCTCTCAGGCTTTCTCGCGCGATGGCGAGCATCTGCGCTGGGGATGGGAGCTTCGTCGCGTCACTCATGGCTGTCTCCTGGGGTTGGCTTCGGGGCGGCGGGGTTGAGATCGGACGCGCGCTTGTGGCAGTGCTGCGCCCGCGCGGTGTGGCGCTGGCTACGACGCAGGGCGCGCCGCGCGAGGCGGGCGAACATCGCGCTGGCGAAGGCATAGACAGTGGCGAGAAGGCCCCGCATGGCCTCTCCTTTCGGGGTTCACGCGCCGAGCGCGTCGAGTTGTTCTTGGATGCGTCGTTGCTGGTCGCGGAGTTCGCGCAGGGCCTCATCCCGCGCGGCTTCGTCCAGCCATTTTGGTGCCTTGGGGTACACAGCGGCCAAGAACGCAGGCCCGTACTGTAAAATCATCCGGCCGAAGGTCATGACGTTCGGTGTCGAGCACCGTTCCATCATCTTCTGCACCGTGTCGGCAGAGCATCCGAGATCAGCCGCGACGTTCTCTGCCGTCTTTGTTGGATACCGCTGGCGAAGGAATCCGATGATCCGTTCGGCCTTGGCGATTCTCTCAGCGACATCTGTCTGACCCGAGCCGGACATTTGTCGGCTCAAACGGGAGGACTGTCTCATCTGCATCTCCGATAGTGGGGACACAGACGGAGCGGCCTGAGCGGGGCGCACGTCGGAAGGCTTCCGGGAGACGCGGGCGGCAACCCGACCTCCCCCAGATTGCGAGGATCGAAACGATGGATGGGGATGCGCGAGGGCCACCATGTCAGACACCCTCACGAGGCGAGGACAGGGGCAGACGGTCGATGAGGGGCTGGTCCTGACGATGCTGGAGACCATGCGGCGCAGCGTCATCGCCCTGGCGAGCCGAGGCGCGATCCGACGAGACGACATCACCCTGCTGGTCGGCGGGGCTTTGTCCGTCACGGCACATGGGAGAGGTCGCGCGCTTCATCTCAAGCTCGACCAGATCGAGGAAGACGGCTATCGCGCGGCGCGGGAGTTTCAGGCGACGATGCCGAGCCCGCACGAAGATGACGAGTGACGGCAATCCGCATCACGCCACCACCAGGTTCGCGCCAACGGCCATCGCGGACCAGATCAGCGCGTTGAGGCCGAGGGCGAGGGAAAGCGCGTCGTCCTTCGCGAACGCCGCCGGGGCCACCGCCACAACCGCAATGCAGGTCAGGACCGTCGCCATCATGAGAGCACCGCGAAGGCAATGATCAGCACTGCGAGCGCCAGACCCGCAGCAGCAGCGAACATGCGGAAGGGCGAGCGGCAAGGGGCTTCAAGGAGAACACCGCGTGTCAGATACGTCGGCGTCTCGCCTTCATAGCCCCCATGAACCAGCACAGGACGCCCTGTTTTTGCTTCGTCTGTCGGTTGGGGAAGATCAGCACCTGACGTTGAAGATGAGCCACCGCGAACTGCTGCGCTGGATCGGCCAGATGCAGGCGCAAGCCGCAGAGCACCATCGACGACATGCAAACTGAGGCGGCGGGAAAACTGGCGCATCACGCGGGAACCCGGCTGGCTTCTGCGATGAAGCGCCTGATCTGCACGGCCTTTTCGAGCGTGACGGACCCCTTCCCTCGGATGGAGCCCTCACCTCGCAGGCGCGCCGTCAGCTTGCCGTCGTTCACGGCCTTGCGCCCGAATGTGCTCTCCGCCATCCCGGTTTGTGCCAGGAAGGCTTCGATCTCGATCAACAGCTTCTGAGTTTCGCTCATGGCGATTGGTATAATGGGCAAATGCCCGCCGCGTCAATGGGCATGATGGGCAAAAGTCATATTGACGATGGGCAGGGAAGCGGGCGGTTTCCCAGCATGGCGATCGACTGGCGAAAACGACTGACCGACGAGCTGCAGAGGCAGGGTCGCGACATGAAGGAGGTCTCGCTGAAAGCGGACCTCGGGGAGACCTATATCCGTGACGCCCTGAAGCGCGGGCGCGGTGGCAAGGTCGAGAACCTGCAGAAGATCGCGAAGGCGCTCGGCAAGCCTGAGAATTGGCTGATCGGCGGGCCGTTGGTTGCCAGCTTCGATCCCGACGAACCCGATCCCCTCGCCCAACATGGCGATGACCGGCCTGACGCCGCGCCGCACAAGGCCGATTTCCCGCGTGACGCGATGATTGAGCTTTCGCCGCGCGGCGGAGCGGGGAATGGCGAGATCGCCGCCACAGCTCTGACCCGCGAGATCGATGGGGTTTCCGAAGTCGACGCGATCCGGCCGGATTACTGGCGATTCCCGCAGCGGTTCTTGAACGAAACCCTTCGGCGATCCGCGACCGCGCTCATCGTCATCGAGTGCGAGGGTGACAGCATGAAGCCGACGCTGGCGCCTGGTGAACGGGTTTGGGTGGATACCAGCCACCGCATCCCGTCACCGGACGGCATCTATGCGCTGCGGGACCGCTTCGACAACATCATCGTCAAGCGGGTCCAGCTCGACGAAACCGGCGAAAACCCGATGCTGCTGATCATTTCCGACAACGACATGCACCCGACATCGCGGCGCGGGCTCGACGAGGTCCACATCGTCGGGAAGGTCGTCGGCGGGTTCAGGATGCTCTGACCGGCCTCGCGTGAGGGCTGGGCTGACGGGGCCTAGTTTTCTCCGAAGCGCCGCCAGAAAGGACCGAGCCAGGTTTGCGCCCCGGCTTCGATCAACGTCGATCCTAAAAAAAATCGTGCCGGCATGCGTCAGCATGCCCCGCCGGAGGCAACCCAGCCGCTATAGCCGGGAAGCGTCGAGTGTAGAGGAACTACACTGGTATAAGGTTTCTAGCCGTATCCCACGCGAGCGCATCACGCGCGTCGGATAGACTTGCGCGCGCGGGGGTTATCGCCCTCCCCAGATTTCCAGCATCGGCAAGCCTGAAATGCGATGGGCAAGCTGGGCTCACGAAAATAAAATGGGCAAATGCCCTTGTGCCCATTGACGATGGGCAAATGCCCGTTGTAGTGTTTGCCCATCGAACGGGGCGGCCTTCACCGACCTCCCCGCAGAACGAGGGGATCGAGATGAGCACGACAGAGACCAATCCGACCGCCGCCCTGACGACCGCAGTCCGCGAGATGCACGCGTTGAATGCCGATCTGGCGCAGCATCGTGAAGCCGCCGCCAAGCGCGACGCCGAGCTGACCAAAGCCATTGCCGATCGCCGCCGCGTCCTCGAACTGAGCGCTGACGGCATCGACATGGCCATGGTCGAGATCGCCAAGGGCATCGTCTTCGTCCGGGGCACCTACGCCAAGGCCGGGCAGGACCGGGCCAGCGCGCTGCATGACGCGATCAAGCAGATGGCAACCGGCACGCCGATCCGCGAGCACTACGGCGATCTCTGGCGCGTCGCCTTCGGAACGAAGAGCTACGACGCTTGGCACGGCCAGCGCTGCGATTGCGAATACGGCTATGGCCCCCGCCACGGTAGCATCATCTTTCAGGTCGGGCTCACCTATGCTGTTCGGAAGGACCGCAAGCATGCGGACCTGACGCCGGCTGAGATCGAAGCTGCCGTCTACTATCTCACCAATCTGGAGCGCATCCAGACGGCCGAACAGCGCGCCGCCACCCCAGTCTCGGCGTGATGGCGATGGCGACCTACAGCTACAGCCACTTCATCGAGATCGGCCGGGTCGAGGTCGAGTTGGTCATCAGCTACGGCGTCGAGCCGGGGTTCGCTGGCGACCGGATCGACCCGCCTTACCCCGCATCGGTCGAGGTCCAGAAGGTCGAGGTCAAGCTTCCGAAGGGTGGCGTCGAGGCCGCGCCGGAATGGCTGTTCGACCTGATCGCGGCCGACGACGGGCTTTGCGAGGACATGCTGAACGACGCAGACGACGGGGCTCCCGATTGGGACGCGATCCGCGACATGCGCCGTGACGACGCCATCACCTTCCCTCACGCAGCGGAGTGACCGCCATGCACGCGACCAAGCTCGAAAGCTTCAACATCTGGATCAGCTACGCGCTGTCCGACCTCGCCCGTCTTGCTGATCGCGATGCGCCCATGGCTCGCGGGATCGGCCTCGACATGGTGATGGCCTCGCTTCGCCACGCCCTGCGCCGCGCCAACGAAATGCGCGACGCCGCCCGCAAGGCTCTGTGCTTCCGGCTGATGAACCGGCTCCGCGCTGAACTGCGGAGGGCGTCATGAGCGCGGTCAAAAAACAGTCTTGCCGGCTCTGTGCCGGGTCCGGCCAAATGGTGGTGATGCGCTCTTGGTTCCACGCCGACGGCTACCGGCGCATCCGCTGCGGCATCTGCCACGGCAGCGGAGAGAGCTCGTATCGGCCCGGCGCTGAATGGGTGCGATCGCAATCGGCTTTGCGCGCCAAGGCGGTGCGGTCATGAGCCTCACCAACAAGTTCCAGGCGCTTCGCGTCAAGCTCGCGCACGCCATCGCACCGCCGCTGGCCCCGTCATCTGACAATACCCACCGCTACGTCGCGGTCAGATTCTACCCGCCCGGTGTCCCGCCACAAGTCGTCGTGTTCGACCGGGAGAACGCTGAGCACTGTGCCGCATGGGACGAGAACAGCCGGTTCTACCGCTCTCAGATCATCGCAAGCGGCGGTGACCATGAAGCCATGAAAGGGATGGAAACGCCATGAGCCGCGTCCTCTGGGTTCCCGCTGTCGATCACGCCGAAGCGGAAAGCATTGCCGCCGGCGTCGGATCGGGCCGGCTCGGCCATATCGAGCACTACCTGTCGCCGGAAGCAGCGGGCCGCGTCGCCGACCATCTGAACCGGGTCGCGATCAAGCACCGCATCGACATCAGGCGCTCCGTCTTCCGCGTCGAACAGCGCGCCGGTGATGACGGTTGGATCTGGGTCGCCCGCATCGTGGACGCCATCGGCGCGGCTGCTGCGGCCATCCTGATCGTCTGCGTCGGCCCCTACGCAGTCGGCTTCGCAACCCTGATCTGACCCCACCGAAGGACTTTGCCATGATCAAATTCGACGTGTTCAGCCGGTGGACGGGTAGCGTCCAGTTCACGGCCGAGATCGATTGCGACGAGAGCGAGCCACGAAGCGTCAAGCTTGGGCTCGCCGTGAAGTGGGCTTTCCGAACGGGAGCCAGCCTCGACGGAGCCAGCCTCGTCGGAGCCAGCCTCGTCGGAGCCCGCCTCGACGGAGCCCGCCTCGACGGAGCCAGCCTCGTCGGAGCCCGCCTCGTCGGAGCCCGCCTCGACGGAGCCCGCCTCGACGGAGCCAGCCTCGTCGGAGCCCGCCTCGTCGGAGCCCGCCTCGACGGAGCCAGCCTCGTCGGAGCCAGCCTCGACGGAGCCAGCCTCGACGGAGCCAGCCTCGACGGAGCCAGCCTCGACAAGCGCACGCTGCGCTCCTTCAAGGCCGATATGTGGATGATCATGGCCGGCGCACGAGCCGAAATCCCCGGCCTGATTGCCGCCCTCAAGGAAGGGCGCGTGGACGGCCGGGTCTATGAGGGCGACTGCGCTTGCCTCGTCGGCACGATCGCGAACATCAGGCATGTTTCTGTCGACACGCTAGAGCGCGATAGCACCCGCCCGGCAGAGCAGTGGTTCATGATGATCCGCAAGGGCGACAAGCCTGGCGATAAGTCGGGAGGCGGCTTCGCAGCGTCCATGGCTCTCGAATGGGCCGAGGAATTCGCCGCGCTGATCCCCACGTCTGATGAGCCCGTGCCGGCATGAGCGCGTGGTGGCTGGTCCCGATCTTCGCCATTGCCGCAGGGCTCGCTCTCTACGCCTTCGGCCGCGCGCTCTACCCGCACCCGATCAACTGGGATGTCGAGCCAGATCGGTCGAGCCCCGAAGACCGCGCGCGACGGAGCCAGGTCTGATGATCCGCCGCCTCGCCCGCACCGCGCTCGCTTCCTTCACCGCATGGCGCCACCGCCGCCGCGTCGCGAAGGCTGACCCCGAGATCGCGCGTCTTGCCCGCCTCGCATCAGACCGCGCGGCCAAGCACCGCAAGGCAGAGCCCATCCGCCGTGAACTCCGCGCCCGCGTCATCGCCAACCTCGCCCGTGAGCAGGGCGTCACACTCGCAGATCGGAAATCATCATGAGCCAAGCAGCAATCGCCCCTCGGAAGGATTTCGACTGGTGGCGCGCGGCCGTCAACGGCAATCGCGGCGATCTCACCATCGGCGAATGCGAGTGCGGCTACTATGCGGAGAAGAACCGCATCCCGGTTGCGATCACCCGCGAGGACGATGGATCGCTCAAGGCGTGGATCGGCACGAAGGCGGACCTCCGCACGGTCGTCGCTGATGCCAGCTTCGCGGAGACGCGGTTCTCCTTCTTCTGCACGAAGCCTGTCGCCTATGACCACTACAAGGCGGCGTTCGACGGCAAGGGCTGGCCTTGGGAGGTTCCCGACCCGGCCGCCAACGACACCGACGCGAACCCGCGCGCTGTGGCCGGCAACAATGAGCCGCCCGAGGTGATGGCCCCGGATCAGGAGGTCGCCCGCAACGTCGCCGCCCTCGAAAAGCAGGTGAAGGCTTGGCTCGAGGAAATCGGCGGCAAGCCCACGACGAAAGTGCAGGCCGATCTCGTCGCCAACTATCGCGAGAAGTTCCTGGCATTCGAGAACGAGGCCGAGACCAAGCGCAAGGCGGAGAAGAAGCCGCATTGGGACGCTGGCGTCGCAGTCGATGCGAAGTGGGCCCCCATCGTCGACGGCGCCAAGACGCTCAAGGTCCAGCTTTGGGACATCGGGCAGGCCTACATCAAGGCGGAGAATGCCCGGCTGGCGGCGGAAGCCCGCTCCGAGAATGATCGCCTTGCCGAGGCCGCCAAGGTCGCGAAGGCCCTCAACCCCGAAGCTCCGCCCGTCGAGGTCGCGCCGGTTGTCGCGCAGACCGTCACCATCGGCACCGTGCGGCAGGTTAGCGAGCGCAAGGTCGCCGGCTTGGTCGAGGTCGCAGACGACGCCGCATTTGCGGCCTTCCTCGCTGCCGAGGGCGATCCCGACCTCAAGGCCTGCCTGCTCAAGGTCGCCCGCGCGAAGGTGAAGGCGAACGTCGCCCACCTGCCCGGCGTCACCATCGACGGCAAGCCGCGCGTCGCCGCCACCGCCGCCTGATCACACCCGCCCTCACCCGGAGCCCGCTCGCATGAACGCCCAATCGCCATCGACCGCCCTGACGAATGTCCAGCCCGCTCATCCCAACGTGGCGGCGCTGGCGGCCGGCTCAGTCATGGCGATCGTCCCGCAGACGTTCGATGACGTCTATCGGTTCGCTCAGGTGCTCTCCCGGAGCGGCCTCGTGCCCTATGGCATGGACACGCCGGAGAAGGTGTCCGTCGCCATCCTGACCGGGCTGGAGATCGGCGTGAAGCCAATGCAGGCCGTGCAGGGCATCGCCGTGATCAATGGCGCCCCGCGCATCTGGGGCGACCTCGCCTTGGCCGTCGTGCGCGGATCGGGCCAGCTCGAAAAGTTCAGCGAAAAACTGATCGGTACGCCGCCTGCGGATTGGCCGGTGCCGAAGGCCGATGAGCGTGAATACAAGGCCGTCTGCATCGTCAAGCGCCGCGGCGAAGACGAGGTCGTCAAGGAATACTCGATCGCCGATGCGATGGTGGCAAAGCTCTGGAACAAGTCTGGGCCGAAGGGTCCCACGCCTTGGGTGACGAGCCCGAAGCGGATGCTTGCGATGCGCGCCCGCGCTTTCGCGCTGCGCGACGCCTTCACCGACATATTGAAGGGCATGCCGATCGCCGAGGAGATGATCGGCGACGAAGCCGATGATGCCGAGTTCCGCGCAGTCGCTGATCGCGGCCCTCCGCCGCCCCCGCCCGAAGCTATCGAAGACGCGACGATCATTTCCGAGACCGCTGCCCCGGAAGCCCCCCCGAAGGCAGCGCAGGACGCCGGAGCATTGCCCAGCAATCCCGCTGAGAGTGCTCCGGCGTCCACTGGGGAGCCTGAGATCGATCCCGAGGAAGTGCTGACGAACCTCGCCGACATGCTCGCGCTGGCGCCGACAGAGGACGCGGTGCTTGAGGGCTATCAGCATCTGGACGTCGAGGCCGAGCTGTCCGGTTTCGAGGGCGACTTCATCGCCAGGGCGCGAGCCATCCGCGACAAGCATCTTGCGCGCGTTGCGCCGGCCGCCGATCCGGAGCCGTCCCCATTGGAGGGAGCCGCACCGCCACCACCGCCGTCTGACGATGTGCCGGCCGTCTCCGACCCCGACATCAGCACGCCGGAAAGCTACGAGGCTACGCTGGTCGCGAAGCTCGCCGCCGCCGGCAATGCCGAGCAATACGAGGCCGTCCGGGCATGGTGGGGAACGACGCGCCCGCATCGTCAGGACGTGCTCGGCATCAAGGACCACGGCGACATCGCCCGGCTGCAAGGTCACTTCGGCGACCGCAAGCAAGCGCTGGGGCTCTGACCGATGGCAAAGCGCTGGACGGTCAAGGACGACAAGTTCCTTCACGCCTACTTCGACGCGGTCGGCGACTATGTCGGGACGCATGACCTTGGGCGTCCTGTCGGCGCGGCCAAGCGGCGCGCGGAGTTCTTGAAGCGCTCTGGCGCTTGGGCGGCTCTCGACCGGGCCGAGGCTGCGGAGATCGAGTTCCGCAAGCTTGCCGGCCATCCGGTTGTGGAGGGCTGACCGATGGCATCGCGCGGGCAACTGGTGGCGAAAGTCGTCGACGGTCGACTTGAGCCCGCCGCATGGGCTGATCGTCAGGCGATTGCAGCAGCCGAGGAAGGCTGCCTGTTCACCCTGACGAAGTACCGCCCGCGCTCCGATGCGCAGAACCGCTACCTGCATGCCTTGCTCGGCAAGGCTGCCGACAATGCTCCCGAGCCTTGGACGATCGAAAAGCTCAAGGGCCAGATCAAGCTTCGCCACGGTTGGTTTGAAGGCGCTCGCGTCGAGGTCGACGGCTCCTGCTTCGTCGCACTTCGCTCGACCTCTGACTTCACGCTGGAGGAGATGAAGACGTTCTGCGACCAGGCCGAGGAGTTCATCCTGACCGAGGTCTGCCCTGGCATGGACCTGTCGCTTCTGCGGAAGGAAGCGGAGGCCGAGATCGCCCCGGCGCGGCAGGTGCGGTCATGACCCGATCCGTCCCCGAATGGATCGGCAAGACCGACGACGCCAAGGTGCCGCCGCGCGTGCGTGCCCGCATATTCGATGCCTGCGGCGGTGTTTGCCACCTCTCGGGCCGCGTGATCGCCGAGGGCGAGCCGTGGGAACTCGACCACGTCATCGCGCTGGTGAACGGCGGCGAGCATCGCGAATCCAATCTCCGGCCGGCGCTGCGCGACAAGCACCGCAAGAAGACCGCCGAGGACGTCCGCGAGAAATCGCAGATCAGACGCACTCGCAAGGGCGCGCTCGGCATCAAGAAGTCCCGGACGATCACCGCATGGCGCGGGTTCGACGGTCGCATCATCAGGAAGGGCAGAGAACGATGAGCCCCTACACCCCGTTTTGGATGGTCTACGGCACCGGACAAAGCGCACCGACCGTCCGCCACAAGACCCGCGAGAGCGCCGTCAAAGAGGCAAAGCGGCTGGCCCGGCACAACCACGACGTCGAGTTCTTCGTGCTGGAGGCGACGCACCACGTCGTGAAGCGCGACGTCGACGTCACCCTGATCGATCCCGATTTTGCGGAGATCGTCACCGGTCACCCCGGCGGCGACGACATCCCGTTCTGATGACCCCGCGATTCCAGAAGAGAGGCGAACGGACATGAGCGCGCTCGAAACCTTCCTCGCCACGACGAAGCGCATCGAGGCGCTGATAACGAACGCTGCGAATGCGCGCCGCATTCCAGATCGGCAGGCGTCGATCGCGAAGTCGGTTCGCATCGATACTCCTTCATGGACTGTTCCGGCAGAGCAAGAGTTAGCCTATGCCGCCGCCGAAGCTCTGCGCGGCCGCCTTGTCGCTGATTATCAGGCTGCGGGCGAGCAACGGCGCGATTCAATTCTTGTTGAGGTCGCCGCCGAACTGCACGCCCTCCGCGCCATCCTTCCGCAGCAAGCCGCAGCGGTCGCCATCGATCTCGGCCAACAGGCCAGGATGCTCCAGCACGAAGCACAGGGAGGGACGGTCTGATGCCGAAGGATTTTGTCAGGGACGGATATTCCTTCCGTCATATCGATCGTGGCTTCCCCGTGACGCCTGTCGTTGGGGTTTATCCGAAAGGGAGCCGCAACATCGCGTGGGGCTATGTCGCGACGCTCTACCCGGGGTCTGACGGTAAGTCATGGGCAATCGAAATCGGCGGTCCTGACGACGACACGCGTCGGTTCGATGCGCGCCCGTCCTTCGATGAGGCCTGTAACCTCGCGATCGCTGAACTGTCGCAGGTGGCGGCATGAGAACCCGCCTCTATCTCGACCTCGACGGCGTGATGGCCGACTTCGACGCGCACTTCCCGGCGGTGTTCGGGCTCGACCATCGCAGCATGGCTGACGATGCCATGTGGGCGACGATCAACGCGCACCCGAGCTATTTCCGCGATATGCCACCCTGCCCGGGCGCGGTCGAGTTCTTCCGGGAGATCGCGCACCTCGAGCCGATCGTGCTCACCGCCTGCCCGCGCACCAACTATGCCAACGCGGCGACACAGAAGCGGGCGTGGGTCTATGAGCATCTCGGCTGGCACGTCACCGTGCTCCCGGTCATGGGCGGCCACAACAAGCCGCTGTTCATGCATGCGCGCGGCGACATTCTGATCGACGACTTCGAGAAGAACACGCGGGCATGGGATGCGGCTGGCGGCATGTCGATCCTGCATCGTGATTTCGCCGGCACGCGGCTGCAACTGCAGACGTACATTGCCATCGTCGAATCGAAGGCCCGCAAGGCGCGCGACACCGCTCGCCGCGCGCACGAAGCCGGGTGGGACGCGGCATGAACGCCCCCATAACCGTGCCCGTCATCGACATCACGGACGGCTGGACCATCGACGAGGTCAAGACGATAGCCGATTGCGATAGGGCGGAAATCTGCCTGACCGTGGCAATTGCCGAGATCGAGGCGCAGTTGGCCACTGACAAAGCCGCAGGCGGCGCACGCGGCGCCGACTGGCTCGCCCGCACGATCAAGGCCCGCCGCTACCGCAAGCTTGCCCTGCAGAAGGTCCAGCATCGCCGCGGCGAGATCAACCGTGCCGCCCGCGCGCAAGCCGGGGAAGACCACGACCGCCTTCTCCTCAATTTCCTCCGTACTGACTTCCCCGACCAGTTCCAGGCTGCCGCCGCGAAGGTCAATGCCATGAGAAAGGGAGCGTGATGTCGAACATCGAGTGGACTGAGGCGACTTGGAATCCCATCGTCGGGTGCAGCGTCGTCAGCCCCGGCTGCACCAACTGCTATGCGATGACGATGGCGGCCCGGCTCGAGGCCATGGCCACCCTGCCCCAATACACGGGCACGACGCGCAGGACCAAGGCCGGCCCGGTCTGGACCGGCAAACTCGCGCTCGCGCCGGAGGCCACGCTGCTGGCGCCGCTGCGCCGGCGCAAGCCGACCACCTATTTCGTCAACAGCATGGGCGACCTGTTTCACGAGGACGTGGCGGACGACTGGATCGACCGCGTCTTCGCCGTGATGGCGCTGACCCCGCAGCACACCTACCAGATACTGACGAAGCGCAGCGCGCGGATGCGGGCTTATCTCACAGACCCCGATCTCAACGATCGCCTCAGCGCGGCGCTCGGCTGCATGCTCGACGGCGAGTGGATATGGAACGAAGGCGAACGGTTCCGCCCCGCGATAGAGAAGATGATCAGCATCTTTCTCGGCATGGAATCGGACGACGACGGTGGCGTCGTCTATCACGACGATCCGATGCCCCTCCCAAACGTCTGGCTCGGCGTCTCGGCCGAGGACCAGCGCCGCGCCGAAGAGCGCATTCCCGATCTGCTGGCGACGCCGGCCGCGATCCGCTTCGTCAGCGCCGAGCCGCTTCTGGGGCCGATCGATTTCCAGAGCCTGAATCTGCTCCGCTACTTCAAGGTCGAGAACCCACTGCACCCGAACTGGCCCCGCAACGTCTTCGACGCCCTGCGCGGAAAGTCAGACATCCACCTGATCCATAATGCCGCGCCCGACTGGGCGAAGCTCGACTGGGTCATCGTCGGCGGAGAGAGCGGCGCAGGTGCGCGCCCCATGGAAGACGCATGGGCCGAGAGCATCGTCGAACAGTGCGCAGCCGCCGGCACAGCCGTCTTCGTCAAGCAGATGGGCGGCCCGGTGAAGTCGCGGATGCGTCCGATCCCCGCGCTCTTGATGGTGCGGCAGTTCCCCGGCGACGGCCTTGCCAACCGCCCCGTCTGCGAGGAGGCTTGAGCACGATGATTTGCAGCCGATGCCACACCCAGACCGTGACATGGCGCGGACCTCTCACCGATCTGACGCATACCGAGTGCTCGCACTGCGGCGGCGTGAACTGCCAAGAGGTCGAGGACGACTTCGACCACGATCCCGGCGATTGCTGCCCGAACTGCTGCGGCGACGGCGTGGTCTATTCGTGCTTCGACGAGTGCGCCTGCGTCGATCCTGAAAGCGGCTGCGACGAGTGCGAGCGCGTCTGCGACTGGTGCAAGCCGCGCCCCGCTCCCGCCAAGGCGGAGGCCTGACATGCCGCGCGCGCTTCCCGCCAGGTATCCGCCCCACGGCGCATGGCCGGCGATGATGCGCGCCGATCTGACGGCTGCGTTCTTCGACTGCAGAGACACCAAGGAGCTGTCCGTCCGCGTCACCAGCGGCGACATCCCGCCACCATGCGGGTCCATCGGAAAGGGCCGCTCGAAGGAGCCGGTCTGGACGATCGACTATTGCCGGGCTTTCATTGCCCGGCGGTACGACCTGGGCGCGACGACGCGCGAAGAGGTCGATGACCTGGCAGACATGGTGTGACGATGATCCGCAAGAAGCCGCGCTACACGAATCGGAAATGGCTCACCGGCGCAAAGCGATGGGCCTATTATTTCACAGTGCCGAGTTGGGCGCGGGAGCGCGGCTGCACGGTCGAGGACAAGGCGCTCGGGATGGAGCGTGATGCTGCCTACGACTATGCCGAGACCGTGCTGCTGCCACAGTTCGATTCATGGCGCACCGCCGGCCTGTCGGATCTGACCGAGGTCCGCGGCGCCGTCGGCACGTTCGATTGGATGGTCGCCACCTTCAAGGCCGACAAGAAGTACCGCAAGCTCAGCGACGGCCAGAAGCGCAACCACGAGCGCGGCTTCGACATGGTCGCGAACTATGTGCTGACCAATGGGCGCCGCGTCGGTTCGCTGCCGGTCGCCAGCATCAGCACGAAGATGGCAGACCGGCTGCTCGAGAAGCTGGGCGTCGTCATCGAGCAGGATGACGAGGGCAACCCGGTCGAGCGCGAGCGGAAGACGACGGTCAACCACGCGATGAAGTCCTGCCGGCGCGCCTGGAATGTCGTCTACCGCGCCGAGCCGACGATCGTGCCGAAGTCGAATCCGTTCTCGAAGATGGGGCTAGACGAATCGTCCGTCGCTTCGGTGAACGCGACCTATGAGCAGCTTCAAGCCTTCGTCCACTGCTGCGACGGGAACCTGCGGCGCTCGATCGGGACGGCCGCCATGGTGGCCTGGGAATGGCTGCAGCGCGAGGAGCACATCTTCGGCGCGTTCTCGGTCGGCCACTATCGATCGAAGGAGCGGCCCGACGACGTCCTGATCGTTCACCCGAAGACCGGCGTCGAGGTCTGGTGGCCGCTGTTCGATCCGGAGCAGTCCGGCCGAGTGCCGCTCTTCCCCGAGCTCATGGCGCGGCTGGATGCCATCAAGACCACGCGCATCGGCGGCCTGATGATCGTGCGCGACTGGAAGGACGCCAAGGCCGGCGTGCCTGTGGCCTGGCCGACTGGCAACAAGGGCGACCTCACCTATCTCCGCCATGAGACGAAGCGGCTGATCAGGATGGCCGGCATGCCCGACAACCTGTCGTTCTCGTCGTTCCGGCACGGTGGTCTGACCGAGGGCGGCGATGCCGACATGACCGATCGCGAGATCCTGGCACAGTCCGCTCAGAAGAGCCCGAAGGTGCTACCGCGCTACGTCAAGAAGACGATGAAGCAGGTCGCCAACGGAGCCCGAAAACGACGGGCCAGCCGAACAGACGGCGGCCAGATGTCAGAATGA